TACATATTCGCTTAAAATTAAAATGCGCGCTTCATATCGCTTCATTTTAATATTTTAGGCCCCTCGCATAAAACATTTTATAAAGAGAGCCGCAATCGCAAGTTATTTATCGACAAATATACATTTATTGCCGGTAGCAACTTGCTTTAAGTTAAACTCGTCACAAATATTCTTAATGAATCGTAAGTGCGAAACAGGTCTCAAATTGTTTGCAATACAGTAGTTGTAATACTCGTTGTATACTTCGGTTGCTCCACGACCAATATACGATTCTTTCTTATTCGAAACCTTTTCACGCGGGTCAACGGCATTCGCTTCCTTGACGTATGCGAGTACGTTATTCTGCTGAGTCTTATATTCTTCAACTGCTTTTGCAGATTCAGGAAGCTCAATCATTTTGCGCGCATTCAATGCTTTATGAATTGCAATGAAACTTTGTGCAAGCAACCATACATAGTCGTCGGTTTGAATTCGATCGAAGAATAGTGGATCTGCGCTTTCTTTCGGTATTTTATGATTGAATTCAATGATTTCCAAACGACGATACATACCATCAGTCTTATCTTTGAATGTCGGCATTTCATTACAAGAAAAGATAAACTTTGCAGTATTGTATAACTTCATTGGCGTTTCATATTTACGCTCAACGGTCATTGGCAACTCACCGACAAGAACCTTAAGCGGTGCGCCATCAAGAACGCTGTTAACTGAAATATCGTCTTGTAGATTGCAAAGTTTATTTGCAAGCTCGGCTGTCCTGAACGTCGTTTCAAGGTCGTCGATCGTAAGTGACGAACAATTTTCTGGACCAAACAATTTTTGAATGATCGACAGCATCATAGATTTACCAGTATGAGCGGGGCCAAGAAGGAAGAAAGCTTTCTGGAAAATGTTTCGATCGATCAAACAGTAACCAATCATTTCAAATATCTTCTGAATCTTTACTTCATTCCCTTCGGTTACGTCGTTTAAGAACTTTGCAAGAATATCAGATCGGCCGATAACTGGGTTGTATTCTACGTCGATATATCTCGTGATATACAAGTCAGGTGAAAAGTCCAAAACCTCATTAGTTTTGCAATCAACAATACAGTTTGCAAGTGCAATCTTCGACCAGAGATTTTCTCGTTCTGATTTCTCAACGTAAGTTTTAAGTTTTATAAACTTCAAAACCTCACTTCGTTGATCACTTCCTAACTCTTCATATTTGCTATGAATATACCGGAAAATAAAGTCGTCTGAACACCGCTTGTAATATTTGCCGTTGTAATAGTAAATACCGTCGTCGAGCGTTATGACTTTAAGCTGTTCAAGTAGATCATTTGCAATTGTGTTAAGTGGTACCTTTTCTGTTTTGTGTGCTGTTGAAGTAACAGCTTCCTTACGCAATACAGTATTATGCAGTTCAGTTTCACTAAGCGGTTCGGCAAGTATGTACTTATTTACCAGCTCGATGGTTTCGATGATATGCTCGGGCGTAAAGTTGCCTACGTTCTTTAATGCAACTACGTGGCGAAAGAGTACGTCATTACGAGTACCCTTTTCAAGTTGCATAAGATCTACGGTCGGCAGGTTTTTAATGGGCTTCAACCAGATCGGAAGTGATTGCGGTGAAGCATCTTCGAGAACTGTACGATCAGGATCATTATACGGAATGATAATGTAACCCTTGCCAGCATTGCGGGTATCAATCTTAATACCTAACCCACAAAACCACTTTACCACTTGGACCCCAAAGCTTGCTGCAAATACAAAATGATAACCGTGAGGTGTCTGAAAAGTTAACGTTGTTTTACCGGTATCATTCAGTATCTGCTTAACCGCTTTGGCTGCTGCCATATCGTCAATATCGACAACGAGCACGCCGCGCGGAATAAGCCAGCCGAGTCGAGTTGATTGCTTGCGCGCTTCTGCAATTGTAAACGTATGATTACTAAGAGGTCTCTTAGCTGCTGCTACAATGTCGTCAATATCAGTGTCGGGTTTCTTGGCGACAGCATAAAATAAGCTATCGGGCCATAACGATTCTATTATGTCTAATGCTTCTCTCATACTGTTTCTGCCTCATTTGTCAATGCTACAAGTAATTCTTTAACTGCTTCGTCAAGCGCAACACGCTCCATAACGACCTTTGCAATCTTCTGTTCGATCGTATTGCTCGATACCATAAAGTATACTTCACACGGTCTTGCTTGGCCCATACGATAGATACGACCGAGACTCTGATCATACTCTAAGTACGAGTAAGAATACGAATAATAAATCATACAGGAAGTATACTTCTGAAGGTTTATTCCGATTGCGGACGCCTCTTGCATAAGCAATACTTGGTTGAATTCAAAACCTATATGATCGTTCGTATACGTTATCCCAAGCGAGTCAAGAACTTCAGTAAGCTTTGTATAATCGTAAACATATTCATAAATTACAATTACGCGGTCACGTTCCTCGAGTGCCATCTGAATGAGCACTTTGAATATATCCAGCTTAGGATTCTTTTCAAACGGGATCGCGACTTTTTGTTCATTATAAACAAAGCCATTCGCCGCTTGATGCAACTTACCGATTTGTACGAGTTTGTTTACAACCTTATCAGGCTGATCGTCGCCCTGTTGCACAATGCTCTTTGCAATCTCTTTATACTCAGGCCCATTCATACCAGCAACCGGTATCTGTTTGACTGTTACGCCGGGAAGGTCAACGCAGTCTTCTGAGCGAAGGGTCATGGCGTGCTTTGCAATTCTCGTTGTGAGCTCTTCCATTGCACCGGGCAATAATTTCTGCGGTTTGTATATCATATAGTTAGGACCGGAGAATACGACCTTGCACTGATAATATCTGTGCATAAACGTATCGGCACTCATATTGAACTCGTCGATACTTAACGCCGTAAAGATACCGTGAATATCGCAGAAGTCAGTTGCAATCGGTGTTCCTGTTAGGCCCCAACAAATTTTTGCTCTTGCTGATAAAACTTTTACGTATTTAGATACTTTAGATTTTACAGATTTTAACTTGTGACACTCGTCGCAAATTATGTAGTCCCACGATAATTTAGAATACTCTTTATGACGACTTAACATTTCATAAGTCATAAGAGTATAGTCGTGCTTTATGGGAAGATCGTCGTAATGTTCCCACATTCCGTGGATAACTGAAGCAGGAGCGAGGATAAGAAGCTTTCCTTTCGGCAACTCGTTTACTGCAGAAATCGCAGTGTTTGTTTTGCCAGTTCCTACCTCGAAGAACAATGCTGCTTTGTTATGTCCCGGCGCTCTTAAAAATCTTGCGCCGCGTTCTTGGTGTTCATAAAGTCTTTCTATCATTGCCGCTCTCCTTCAGTGCAAGCGATACTTCGAGCGCTGCGTTTAATGCTACGGTTGTTTCATTGCTTATGCTACCGACTTTATACAGAAGTTGTTCACTTGATACAGTCAGTACCTGTTCACACAATGCGGTGTTGATTTTGCCGTTGTGCATAAACGGTACGTGAGTAGGCATTGCCGGTTTTTCTTTAGTAGTCATAGGGACTACCAAACAAATGGCGCTTCTGTAATTGCCGATATTGTTCGAGACGATTATAACAGGTCTTGTCATTGCTTGCACACTCGTGTTCGTGTACGGCAGGTTAACAAGCCATATATCGCCTCGATGAGGATTCTTTTCAGGCTGACACATAATTACTTTCCTTGGTTCAAAAGACCGATAATAAACTCTTTCCATTGCTCTAAAAAATCTTCTAATGAGTACGCCAGAATATACTTGCCGCCGGCGTGCTCGATCGCTCTCTGCTGTGCTTTCTGCTGATCTGACTGAACACCCTTTGCTTGCTTTACCTCGATACCCACAAAGTAACTCCGGTAGCAAACAATTATATCGGGTATGCCTCTTGCCATTGTTGCATCTGCGTGATGCTTAAAGTACCAGCAAGTATTCTTACTTAAGAAATCTTTGATTTGGTTTTCGACTTTCTTTTCCGGGGTCATAACTTAGCAAGCATCGCTTTGATCGCAGCAATTTGCGCGTCGAGATCTTCTTCCGCTTTAGACTTTGTTTGTGGCGCTGTATCAGGCTCGTCAGGCGAAACTGGCATAGTGAACTTCGGAATAGTACGCCCGTTGAATGCATTACTAAACAGCGACGTGCATATTTGGTATATGCGAAGCCCTCGCTTATCGAGGTCTTGCATTACCCGGTAATAGGCATTTGCAATGTCAATTAACTCGTCTTGCGTTACGTAATCTTCGCCGCGCATTTTATATCGTGTGAGTAGCATATCCACCGGACACATTACATAGAATATAGTATGTGGTATTGCTTTTAATTTGTTGCACAGCATATCATATTCTTCGTCTGTATATGTACATTGCTGGCGCTTAATAGGGCCATAGACCTTTTCACTTATCCAGCAACGATCCAAAACTACGAGGTCCGTCTTAGCTCGTTCCAGCTCTGCCTCATACATATAGTGCGCGTCATTCTGGGTAAAGTGTATTGCATTCGGCAGATAGGATGCAAACGTTGATTTGCCGGCTAAGTCCGGACCTTCAATAATTATTAGCATAGTTTACTCCGTAAATAGTTTTGGGAATTCTTTGTGTATATCTTGTTCTACTTTCTGTTTGCAACTGTATCTACCTTCAAGGCATCCACGCTGGAAGCAAGCCGGCATAAAGTATCTATCGTCAATACCCAACCGTTCGCTGATCGCGTCCTTAAGAAGATACATAATGTAGCGTGTCTCAGTGGTGTTGCGGGCGCAGATTCGTTCACGTATTATCTTCGTCGCTGCGTCGAGGTTCATAGTCATAACAAGGTTATTCCGTAAACCTTCAGGCAGTATATACGCCGCGTCACTGTGATGCACGCCCATTGCTACCCACTCGCAATAACGATCGTAGTTTACCATTGCTTGGTTTTCGTAATCGAGTGTAAGCAATGCGTCGTCAATGATCGAGTACGGAGTTACAAATAAATCTTTTGCAGACTTACCGGTTGCATCACTATAATCGCTATAATGTGTTGACCCGCTCATAAACGAAACGCCGACGTGATGGGTTCGTATCTGTTGCAAAAACTTTCGAGACGCTCCGCAGATTGCAACTGTTATATTGCAAAAGCGTTTGAGCGACGAGTGGGGGAGGGAAAGAAACTCATTGAGTCTGTCGTCAGGTAACTCGTGAGCTTCTTTCTTCATTGCCTCAATCGTAGTATTCTTATGACTCTTGCGAGTGACCGCACCGAGAAACGTAAATTCCTCGGCAAGGTCGTCGTCGCATTTGAGTATCTCTACTTTTATTCGATCCATTTTGCAACTGCTTCTCTTTCAGCGTCAGTAAGCGGACGATCCATCTCGAATACAAGCTGGCCATATTCGATACCAGTTCTGCTCTTTGCCTTCTTAATACGTATCTTGGTGATAACGTCTTTCGTACGAAGACCCTTTGCAACAAGCGTACTGATATAAGTGTTGATATTCTTTACCGACATTTGCGGTACAAACATTTCAACCGGCTGCGATACGCCGTCAAGAATCATACTGAGTTTCTTAAGAATCTTGCACCCTCCGCCAAACTCTGCAAAGTCGCAACCTTCGCAAGAACACGGTTCATATTCGAGGTCTGCATCAGGATCGTCGTTCTCAATCTTACGCTGAGCTTCACCGCGAGTATTGTCGCAATAACAATCAGGCGGGTTATTCTCACCATTGTATGTACCGGCATAATACGATCTCCAGAACTTGTGTTTCGTAATGATTACACGCAGTTCTTTGCGTACTTCCGGATCATCAGGGTTGATCGGAACTTCGAATGCAGTGCCGCCGCTCGAAGGAACCTTGAGCTTGAGAGGCTGAACCTCTACACCGTCAAGTTCTTCTGCAAGATCTGCATTGCTGTTGATAAGAAACTTTGTTTCTACATTTGCCACTTCGTTTGCCATTTTATTTACCTCCAAATGGTTATTTGTTAACATATTGTCCGTGACCATAATACATTCTGTCGTGCATAAAGGTCTTTGTTCGTTTATCCCGCGAGCAGATTGAAATCACTCCGCGGAAGTCGTCAAGTTACAAATTCTCTTTGCACCAGTTTACGGCGTCTTCGTACGTGTCGAATTCCCACGACTTGTTTGGATCTGACGTCCAACCGTAGTCCTATAAACCCTTACCGTGATCGTACCGCGGTAACGCATTATTGCGGATCAACCACATTGTATCGGGTAGCTTATATGGAAGTTTATGCCGAATAACTTCGTGCTTGTATACGTAGTATGCAACTTCGTTATCACTGAATCTTTGCTGTCTCATAGCTCTTTCGGTTTAATAACCGCCTCGTCATACTTTGTTATAATCGACTGTATGCCTTCAGGCATTGTTTCGAATGTCTCACGGATATACTTATCCAGCGTTCTTGCATTGATTGAAAACAGCTCAGGCGCAACCTTTCCGATATACTCGTATAACTCGGGTTTCTTATCGGCTTTGCAACTGTAATAGGTCTTCGTTTTCAATACAAACTGTTTGCCGTCGCTATCGATACGGTCCACTTCGTTTTCAGTAAACTGATCGATTGCTTTCGTCATAAGCATTCTGTATTTTGCTTCTGCCTCTTTAAGTTGCTCTTTAAGCTCGGTCACTATCTCAAGCTGTTTCCAAAGCGCGTCACAACTTTGCTTCAATGAATCTTGCATTTACTCCTCCTCGAGTTCAAATACTACATACGGTCTACCACCGACAGTTGTTTCACACTTTCCGTAAACACGCCCTGCTTTTAACTTGCCAACACCGCAGTAAGCCAGAAAAGTGTTAAGCGATATACTCGCGCAATTGCCGCTGACCTTCCAGATATGACAGCCGTACTCAATATCCGCAGTACCTGCCATTCTTAACTCGTGCGTTTTTGTATCGTACATTAACTCGAGTTGCTTCGGATAACCGAGGTGCCGCATAGCTGCTCCCGATATGTAGCCGAAGTTTTGTCTCTGGACTCCGTGCTGCACTGGGTGATAAATGCGCATAAATACTTCTTTATGTATTCCGCGTCTACCTTTTGCAACGTACCGCCACTTATCCGCTACCATTTCCTTGTGTGAAATCACGCTCATTTGTCTTGCTCCTTTACTATATATTTTTCTTTGAGGGCCTCGAAGTACTCAGCCGTAAAAGACTCTTTATTCAGCAAGCAATTTAGTATTGCCTCATCGATTGTCGTAGCAATCAAGCAATAATATTCGCACGGCTTTGTTTGGCCGATCCGATATATTCGCGCCTTGCTTTGCGCAAACGTCGTATATGAATACATAAGCGAGAAATAAATCGCAATATGCGAGGTCTCGAGGTTAAGTCCAAACTGTCCGCATTTGATTTGCAATATCAGTATATCGCATTCACCGTTGCGGAACATATTGACGTATTCTTCACGCTCACTTGCCGGCGTATCGCCAGTTATAATCAAGTCACGCAGATTCGCATCGACGCAGTACGCTTTGATTACGTCTACCTCTTTACGATAACTGGTAAATACGATTGCCGGGTTATGTCGTACGTCGATCTCTTTGAGCAGCTTATCGAACATTATTATTTTAGATAATAATGTATCGGGGTGCGTCATTATCTTCGGAATATCTTCAATTGCAGCACTTGCTTTGAACCGTACCGGTACTGGTGCGTCGAGTTCAATCGAATGCAATGTACTTGGGACCATCTCTTTCATAACGTCGTCAAGCGCTATAACAATTGATACGTCCGCAATACGTTGTCTCAACTTTTGAATATCGTACGCGTATCGCAACTCAAATACTTTTGTACTGAACCCAAATACTTGCGGGTCGAGCCACTTGAACTGGTTGAAAATATCCATCGGGCTATCTGCAATCGGACAACCATTGAGTATTAACTTATATTTAGTTGTAAGTTTGGTAAGCCGTTTCCAAAGCAATGTACCACTGTTCTTGATACGTACCGACTCGTCAAGTATTATCATAGAATAGTAATTACGACTTACCTTATGTAAACTTTCGTATGTAGTATACTCAATCGAAAGTGCTGCTTCTTTGAGTCTTAACGTCTCATTCCACTTATCCGCGGTATCTCTCCACTGATGGATAATTGATTTCGGCGCAACGATCAATACACTTGCAACGTCTGTCAAACGCGGGATCGTAGCAAGGGCCATAACCGTTTTGCCTGTACCCATATCACAGAACATTGCGAAATACTTATGTAGTATGAGGCTCGTCGCCGCTTTAGCCACGGCCTCTTTTTGATAGTTATAAAGTTCCATTGAGCTCCTCTTTACTTATAGTTATTATATGATTATCCGATTCCTTCCATTCAGAAGAATAATACTCTTCTGATTCGCAGTAGTAGCAAATAATTACAAACCAGTTTGATAACGCTTTCAAATCAGCAGCTGGCGGTCTGTAATAGCTTACCAGATATAACCGTGTATCTTCCGGTAATATCATTTGCCGTGACAATATATCCTCACACATATCTGCGAATATTGTTTCGGGCTTAGCTGTTACATAACTGTATATCTGATTGCCGGCATTATCAAAGACATAAATTTCGTCTGGCTGAACAATCTTTACCGTATCTTTTACAACTTCCGGTGCCTGAGCAATTGCGCTACACTTTATACTGTTATACAGCTTTTCTAATTCGAGTCGTTCTCGAAGGTTATCGGCTTGCTTATGTGCTGCTTCTAACTTCTTTTCGTTTTCATTACGTCCGACGATTGCAACGTAACAAGCCAATGCAACAACTGCTGCAAAAAGTAGATAAATCATTAGTGTCTCCTGTACAGATACTCGTCAATGTTTGACGCAATATTCTCTTTTTGCGCGTCATTTAACTTGTCTACTCGATTTTTCCAGTCTTTCATTTCGGCTTCCTTTTTCTTTTCGATTGCAATTGCCTGAGCAAACTGCAATGCTACGATACCCGCGGCAAATGCTATCACAATTACCGTTCCAATAATGTACGCTGCTTCCAAGTTGTACCTCCGTATGTAATGGAGCCAGAAGAGGGACTTGAACCCACAACCTGCTGATTACAAATCAGCTGCACTGCCGTTGTGCTATTCTGGCAAGTGGCAGGGATAACTGGACTCGAACCAATAACGCAGGAGTCAAATTCCTGTGTGTTGCCGTTACACCATATCCCTACAATATCGGCTGTTACTTAAACGCAAATAAGTCATTTAACCTGAGGTCAGGCACCGATTATTCTATATTATATGGTTTATTATAAATCGTGTGGGTAATTATTCGGTTATTTTCTGCGTATTCGTGTCGTTATCCGCTTTACAGATTTCCGCATATTCACACCACCTACAGAAAGGATTGCTCGTATTCTTAACGAGCGTGGCACGGAGTTCAGGAGTATCGTTGTCGAGATTCTGCATTGCTCCAATGTCACTGGAGGCAAGCATCATAAAGCTTTTCGGAATCTCAAGTACGCTACCGCAATGAACCTTAAAAGACTTATTGAGTATCGTTACATACTGTGCCTGTATTGTAACTGTCTTGTCACGCGTCTCGCTTGCAACTCGGTTCGCAAGTTGAACTGCGTAGTACGCAAGCTGATCGTCAGCACCGGTTATCGGGGCGTGAGGTTTGCTACCGGTTTTCCAGTCGATTATCTTATATGTTCTTGTATTACCTTTATCGTAATAGAGAACACAGTCGAATATAGAATAGAAGTTATTAAAGCTTGCAAAGTCTTTAAGCTCTATTCCGTATATCCTCCAGCCGTTGAGAACTTCTTCCTGAATAACCGTAAGGATATTGCAAGCAACTTCCTCGGTCAGCTCAGGATAGCAATCGCGGCCGACCGTGCGGCTAAACCCCGCTCCTTTCGAAGTTACCGGCAATGATTGATATGCAAGACAAGCACGAGCCTTCGCTTCTTGGTGGCTATCTGCCATTGGCATATTTGCAACGTCGCTCAGCGTCTTTGCATATGTAAGGTACTTCGCAATCAACGCGTGTATCAATGTTCCACGGTCGAACGTATTTTGCTTTTCTGGCGGACAAGCAATATAGACCTTATCAAGGTACTTATATTGAAACTTTTTGCCGCACTCTTTCCAAGTACTGATTTTTGTAAAGCTTAACAATCTTGATACTCCTCTTCTCTGACACTATATTTCACACCAATAGAATCGAGCATACTGCGCATCTCTTCAATGTTAAACTGAAAGATAGTGAAGTCGTCTTCGCGCAAGTCGGTCTGTGGTATGTAAATAGTATCGGCATCGTCTAAGACGTCAAGCCCAAGCATATCGGTCATCTCGAGAAATTCGTTAACCGAATATTTGCCAAGCTCTCTGATAGCAATTTCCTGCCGCGGTATATCTATATATTCTTTTATCATATACGCAATAACCTCCCGTCGGGTCCTTCGACTGCTGTAAACTTATCGTACCATACGCTGTACGGAATATTGAGTTTACGTAGCACTGCCTCTTGCTTATCATTTGCTACAAGCGAGCAGTCTGTTATCCGTACTTTCGTACGAAATTTGTCAGTCATATATGGTATATCATTTTTATCAAGCGTAGCAATCAGTTGATCAGTTGCCGGAAACAGAGTATCTTCGAGTTTAAGCATTGTTACGCAATATTCAAATTCAGGTTTCATAACTCATCCCTCTCTTCAAAATATGTAAGTAAATGTTGCCGCAAGTCGGCCCTTAAGTTATAATATGTACGTTCACCAATTCCATAAAGTTTGCAAAACTTTTGTCGTGACATTTTTTGCTCGAGCGACTTAAAGAGAATCAACTCCATTGGTTTGCAATATTCAAGAAGCTCGTCAAGGTTAACGCTCGCCGTTTCTTCGTTCTCTTCTTCAGGCTGGCGCATCTCGTATGAATATGCAATCTCTTCTGCAATGTTTTCGTCGAGCTCGCAAGTCTTATCGTTTTTAAGTTTGCGACGGATATTAAGAACGTGGTTCGCCGCAGCCTTAATTAGATACGCTTGTTTGGTGGGGCAATCATCAGGAATAGTATCTTGTATAGCAAGAATGCGCAGAATAGCTTCGCTCAGCATATCTTCGCGAGTATAGAAAGAAAAAGGTCGAATGCGAGAAATTGCTATTCGCGCCATATCTTCAACGCTATACATTGTGCCCTCCCAAATATGTATTAGCGGCTTCACGTACCGCTTGTGAGACTTAGTCCATTGTCAACGCGCATATATTTAGATTTACCAGCTTAAGGGACTGGTTATGAGATACGGTACACCCATTGCAACCGGCCAACGGAAAACATAAGTAAAACCGGTTACCATCGAGTTTGCTCAGCCTTGGAGACTTGCACTCCTTGGAGCCTCATATACTCTGGCCGATGCAACTCGCGCTCGACTGATAGTTGGCGCCAAACGCGAGTGTGTGAGGTATCATTACGTTTGGCTAAGGTGAAAGAATACCAAACGTAACGGTTAACTGCGGTGACTCAGGAGCCGACCAAGGCAGGACCTGAGCTGGTTGGGCAATTACTCAGCGTCTTTTGCCTGTGCCGCCGCAAGTTTAGCCATAAGTTCTTCGAGCTCTGCTTTCTTCTTAGCAATCTTCTGCTCGTCGGTCATTTTACGGCTGCGTTTAGCTTTCGCTTCCGCACGTGCCTTCTCTTCCGCTTGGTATCTCGCGTCGAGTTCTGCATAAACTTCGTCTGCGAGTTCGTTGAGGGTTGCGAGTTTGTCGCCGGTAAGAATCTCACGCATCTTCTCGAGCGTTACGTGACGGCTCGTGTTCTTGATACGTTCTCTGTGCTCGGTCTCGTCAACGGTGATTGCGAAGTCGGTCGTAATGTCGTTGCCGTCTTCGTCAACAAGGTTTACGGTCGCCCATTTACGAGCACATCCAAGTTTCTGAAGGTTAACCCAGAAGCTGCCGGGTTTCTTCGCCTTAACGAGGGGAAGCGTTACTTCGTTACCGTCGATCACTGCAATACCCTGTTTCTTTTCTACGTCAATCTTAATGTCCAACATTCTTCTACACTCCTTTGCCTCGTCCTGTCGAGGCGCTTAAAATTTTGTTTTATGTAAGCCGTTATTTTTGCTTACACTATATAATACGCAATGCAATATAAATTTGAAGGAATATGTTTCTTCTATTTATCTATTCTTGCGATTATACCGTTACTTAATAGACAACACGAGAACGTCTCTGCAGTCGTCGTCTAAGATGGGCGGATAAAGTGCGTCGCAAATTACCGTCAGATGCTGACCGTGAATCTCTGCGTTCGGCGTAGCAATCACAAGACTTGCTTTTGTGTTTACACCTCTTCCCGGAACGCCGCATACCTGCGCCATTACAAAGTCAAATGCATTTGTAAGCACTGCCATATCTTCTTTGCTGAAGTCGGCCACGCCCTTGAGTGACACCTCATAACTTGTAGGCATATACAGCGGGCCTTCCTTGTACGTAGTGACGAGCTCAATGCCGCCTCGTGTTATCTTCTGATTGACCTTTGCAATCTTGTCGGTACTCAGCCCGAACATAGACGTCCAAACATTGCCGGTATTCCAGCTCACCCCTTTCGGCATCGCAGACTCAATGAGTGCTTTGAAGTCGTCGATTGGCATAAAGTTCTCACTGCTTGCAACCCCGAGAGGTCTATCCCCGACAGGATAATATTGCATTGTAAAATACACGTGGTCGTCTGTGTATTTCGATAAGTTTAAGTCTTGCATTTAGTGCCTCCGTTATTATATTATATGGTTTATTATAAATCGTGTGAGCAGTTTAGGTGTCTTTTATAATGCAGTCACAACGCTCTCGTCCACCGAAAGTTCCTGCTCGTCGCAGCCGTCCGTGACGTATAGCTGCAATGTACCTGACATTTCTGTTATCTCGCCGGTTGCGCTGTCAATATGCTGCACTACTACAATCATTTCAGCCTCTTTCGTGCAAGACATATCACACGCTCGCCTGTAATGGTCGTATGCATCTCCATAACTTACGGCTTGATATGTGTCGCAATGTGCTCCGGCAAAACCGTCGCGTTTTACTTGTACGTCGAAACGTACTCTGTTTACTCTACTGTCAGTCATGTCTTCATACCTCCAATGCTGCATCTACTTTTGCCTGCATTTCCTTCATTCCCAGTGCCCTCTTTGTATACTCATTTCTGCAGAAGTCGAGGTCGTAGCGGTACGTTGCCGTTTTCGTGTCAATGACGAGTATATTCTCTGCAACATAAGCTGCCGCGAACGTATGACAGTTTGCATACAATACGCGGTAATCTACGCCGCCCTCCTCCTGCATACGCTGTTTGATTTCTCGCTCGGCACGCAACTTGTTCTCGCTCGGTTTTTCATAGGCCATCTCCACACTTGTGAATATGCTCCCGTAGCGATTGCGATTATTCAGTGCCGGCGCAAATACATACCTCGTATAATACCGCACCGCACGGTTTCTGTCTTTCTGAGTTACTTTGTGTAACGCCGAATCTTCAATGCACCACGCGTGGTCATACGCAGTGCCACTGTTTGGACCATATTGTACAGTGATGCTACCGCCCGCTACGCCCCGCACTGTACCGTAAGACCCCGCTGCAGGATAATACTCCGGTCTATCCTTGTGCAAATCACCGTTTGTTACAAGAACTTCGTCACCTTTCTTAAACTTTGCCATTTTCTTATTCCTCCTCGCTTTTTGCAACTACTGTCTCTTTGTATATTCTGTCGTCGTCCTCGTTAGGCCTACCATGGTAAAACCCGGTAACGTTCGTGTTTATTGTACCGTCGAGATGGTCGTAGTCGTATCGCATTATGAAAGTCATATCGCCATCTTCGCTATACACGTCGCCATACTCGATATGAATATAGTCGTCGTCGCCATAGCATACGGCAATACATTTTCCGGCATCCGCATACGTGAACTCAAGTCCGTTGTCTTTTGCCCAGTGCTTAAGCCCTATTGTTTTAAGAATCTCTTCTTTCTGAAGCGACGATAATTTGTCGAACTCAGCAAACATATTTTTCAGTGGTTTTTCGGTGTCGTCTGGTGTTCTGAATGCAGATTGCTCGACAATGTACGGAATGTCAGAGCCATTTACGTCTTGCACAACCAAATCGGGGTCGTTTGTGTCGGGGCGGCGAATCACTGCCAGCACTACCCCTTGCCAGCCGTTTGTGGTGATTGCATATTTGTTGTCGTCTTTGGCAATCGCCAGCTCTCCCGGCATAAATTTACACTCTTTGCCAAGATACTCGCGAAGCCCCTGCTTGGTTAAAGACTCGCAGGAGTCGAGCTGCAATGCCTCGCTACTTAAGCAGCCGTCGCTAAGTTCAAAGGTTTCCGTAAGGGTGAACCTATCTGCGTCAACCCACTTGGCGTATCTGCGCAGCATATCTTTGTTGACCGCGTATGCTTTACGGAACTTATGCCCACCGCCACTGCTAACTCGAATTGACGCCGTGTAGATAAATTTCGGGTCGAGATATTGCCGCATATCTGTGTTGTTTTCCATTTTCTATACCTCCGTTTTGGATATATTTTCTGGTTTTTAATCAATCGTACGAGTAATTTACGTGCAATTTTATTTGCCGTCGTTCATAGTCATGTCCTTGTAGTCGTCGAGCAGGTCCATCACGCAGGCAGTCGTTTCTTCCCAAATGCCCGTTGCCAACTCTGCGGCGTGGCTACTCGCCTTCTTGCCCAGCACGTCCTTGAGGTAGTACGCCCTCACTGCAATGTCTCTTATGGGCGTCATACTATGGTACAGGCTGAATAGCCAGTCCTTAATCTCAGCGTTGGGAGCCTTCGAGTAAATCTCGCTCAGGCAATACTCGATTGTCGTCCGCACGCCCTCAATGCCTTTTATGGCCATAGGGTCCCACGGGTTTGCCGGGTTCTTCTTCTTGCCCTCGTAGAACTCCCAAAAGTCCATTTTCAGGCGTATGCAAAACTCGTTCTTCACGTCTGCAAGGGACTTATTGTAGTCCTCCGCCTCTGTGTCCATAGGAATCTTACTTATAAGTTCGTCAAAACCTTCCATCTTTTATACCTCCTTGGCAATGTATTCAATGTCGTTATTGTCTACGCAAGACACAATCTCACGCGGCAATGCTTCCATATAGTCGTCGTTTTCCCACAAGCAATCTTGCCCTCTTGCACTGATTACTATGCCAACTGACAACGAGTTGTCATCGTGGCGAATAAGCGATACAATCGTACCTTCTGTGTCGTCTTCAAGAACGACGTACTGTCCAAGATAGCAAACCTTCTCGCCCTCTTTGATGGCTTGCAACTTCTTGTTCTCGCAGAGCCTGCAATCTACAACCGCATGCTGCCAGTCGTCATACTGACCTTCTGCAAGTACTTTCCCTAAGTAGTTCTTGCGAACCCAAAGAAAATACTTGAGGTCACCTTTCTTGTTACAAACTTTTACTGTGTAATATCTCATTAGACACCTCTTAGTGTATAATTATGCGTTGACATTCACTCGCTTGTTGATTAGAATTGTGGATATTCTGCGAGCTTTTGTGTTCTTTCAGCGTTAGAGTGGTGAACTTGAGTAGATGTGTTTTGGCTCACTCTCACGCTCTTTTTAATGGTTTTCGATAAATCGTACAAGCAATTTGACGGTTAAATTTTGCGTAACTTGCACTGCATTCTAAATTTACAATAAATTTACTTGGGGTGATGGGGATGCAACTTGGCCCCTTTCCTCCTTTGCAATTTGGACCACTTGGCCCCGAAGGGCGGGTTTTTAGAGGCTTAAAGTCGGGGCTAAAAAATGGGCTTTATTCTTTGGGCTCCAAAAAGGTACCAAAATCGAGCGAAAAATTTTTATGTGAATTTACCCTCCGCGATAATTAGTTTCGAAATGCGCGCTTCATATCGCTTCAAAACGCTATAAGTATTTGGGGCGAGGGGCTGATGACGCAAATTTGGCTTTATTATATACGTGCGTATGCAATAACACGTGCGCCGATCGCCGTGAGGGCTTACATAAAATTATACGCGAGTCAATAGACGTGATTGCCGTTAGACACGTATGTTTGCAATTTATTATACGCGGGAGGGTTATACGCGGTTGCAGACGGAGTCGCTGGCACATTTTGTTTTCCCTCTTTTCCTCTTCACTTCGCAAAATTTTGGGGCCAAAAATTTAGGTCCAACAAAATGCAGAAGAGTGTAGCGCCGTCAGAGCCGCGCCCTCGCGATTTATTTAACTGCAGAGGCGCCATGCCGTCAGACCCGATTTGTCCGCGCAACTTTATTTTTATCGCACGGACAAGACCTGCGTGCACCTGAGCTGACACGCGCGTATGGATATCGCGCATGCGTGAGGCTTAAAAACGCATAATTATGCGCATTTTTATTCATTTTATGCATAATTATGCATTTTATAAACGTGAATAATTATTCGCGTTTCACGTGAAACGTTTTTATGAGCCCAAAATGCATAAAAATTCGGGGCCAAACGCATAATGTTTCACGTGAAACATTGCATTTTTGCAGGCGTTGAGGGCGAGAGGCATTGCAAAAAGAGCCTCAATGCGCGCATTAAAGCTCAGATTGCATACTTTATGTAGATATGCTTAGTATGTAAGCATATCCTCTACTGCAAATAATACCTCTTCATCCTCATTGAGTTCACTGCACATATCTTGCACAAAGAACTCATTGCAAGCAGACAAGAAAGCGCAGAGGCCTTCCTCTTCTGCATAATAGTGTTTTTCTTGCGCAGGCAGCGCATTCCACACTTTTTGTGCAAATTCTGCAAATGTTTTTGTAGTGTTAGTCATAGTGCTAACCCTCCTCTAATAATATCAATATATGGTTTTTCATAAAATCGCGCGAGTAATATTGTGGTTAATTTTATGCATAAACGCGTAACTTTATGCAACTTTACGCATAAAGCGCCAAAGGTGCACAACTAGCAAAAAGACACCGCCAACTCCGCTGCACTGGATTGCTAAACTGCCGAAGGCACTGAGGGGTGGCGGGTATGCAGCAAACCTTCACTGCACCCGAATTGCTGAACTGCCGAAGGCACAACGCCAACTCCACTGCACAGAAATTGCTGGCTTGCGAAGCAACTGGAAAAGCCGCCAGCGCAGAGATGCACCGACGACAATCCCAGTAGGAGACATTATACCAGCAGAAACGCGGATATAACAGAGTTATGTAAGATAGCTGAATAGCGAAAGCGTGCGAGTAATGCCTGACTGCTATTAAGTTGTAATAGTCAGTTGTCCGAGTTGCATTGCGGTATTGCCGTTCTGGCGTTACGCTATGCGTTCAGTGTTGCGAGTGCAACTCAGCACGGGTGTGCAGGTTTACTTAAGCGTGTAATTCGTCCAGTGCATCACAGACTGCTCGAAGTACTTCGTGTACTTCTTGCGGTGCGTGATCACCAGCGTAATAAATTGCGTATACTACTTCCGATGACGTTACAGGGTAGTGGCCGCCGCAGATTGCATCTATCGGCTGGATATTGTCGAGACCGCCATCGCTTTGCGGTTCGCAATATGCAACTATCGTGTAATCGTCGCAGTCAAGATAGTCATACGCGGGATGACGATTCGTTTTGTCGTAGAACAACACGGTGATATACCCGAGCTGTATAAGCGTCTCTGCTTCACCGGGTGTAATCGAATCTTCGAGATTACGGTCTGCGTGAAACTTAGCGCAACGATTCTTAAAATCGTCGATCGTGAAAGTCTGCTCGAAAAAGTTGATGGTGCCGTCTTCTTTGTTAATAATGTAGTTCTGCAAGGTTGTAGAGTCTCCTTATTATGTAGATTCGTGCAGCCAGTGCAACTCGCACGCTTTCGCTATTCAGTTATCAAGGTTCATAATAAATGGTTTATTATAAATCGTACGTGTAATAACTGTGCAGATTGCTCATCAATCAATACTCGTTAGCTTGCATAGTTCGTCGATACTGCGAGGGTTATTCAATTGTGTTGGTCAACCGTTGCGTATCTGACGGTTATGTGTCGTTCAGACGCAGGCGTTTATCGTTTGCTTGCTTGTTCGTCGATACGTTTCGGTTAGGGGTTACTGGTTGTTAGTCAGCGAGCATTTGCTCAAGGGATGCAAGGGCGTTTTCAACCTTAGCAGCCTTGATTGCTTGACGTTTTGCGTTGATTGCGTCGATAAGCTCGAGATATTTCGTCTTTTGCTCATCGCTCATATACTTCATAAGCTTCTCGTCCGGTTTTTCGAGTTTCACGGAGCTTTGTGCAGCACGTCCGGACTCAAGCTTGAAGTCGGTAATCTCGTGAACGCTACCAGGTTGTACGTGAGTGGTGAGCCATTTGCGAGACGACTCCGAGTGCTTTTCGAGGTGGATCCAAAGCTCAGGGCCGTTCGCGGTGGTGCGGTTAGCATGTCCGATGCGGACAGGCACACGCTCGGTCACGTCGTTGATGGTAACGATTGCGAAGGGTTTAACGTTCTCATAGTTTACGATAATTTTGTTTTCCATTTTGGTTAGTCTCCTCTGATAATAAGATTCTTTACCACTCGAAAACTATATCGGCGAACTATGCAAGCCAACGAGTATGCGATATTCAGTTGTCAATGTGCCCATGAAAACTAATTATAAGCATATTTATATAGCTGGCTGCTATATATCAGCTTTATTTAATTTTCATAATATATGGTTAATTATAAATCGCAAAAAATAACCCCCGCACCCGGCGATTATTTCGTGCGTATATAGATATATATGAGCGAAGAGGGAGAGCATCTTAGAAGCATCGTGGGAGAGCATCTTTGGAGGAGAGTGGTTTAGAATCATAGATCTTCAAAGTACACCCCCACCCAGTCTTAGAAGCATCCCCTTTACACCCCCACCCAGTCTCAAACAGCCTTCGGCGTCCCAGAAATTTTATTGCAATTTTAGCGTTGCAGGGCGTGCACGTATGCACGTATTATCTATTAGAGGAGTGTAAAATGACACCGGCAAAGCTTCAACAACTTTCCAGAATGGTCGCCGACGAATCGCAAGGTATTGCAGACCTGTTAGATGATCATTGCGTATGGAAGAAAACGACTAAGGCAGCAGGTCAGGTTCAAGTGCTTGCAAACAGCGTGCTCGACGATTGTGGCTCGCCGGTTTTTGCATCCCTTGTTGGGGCAGTGATGCAACAAAAGGGACCCAAGTTCACAATTGCAGAATTGGTCACGCTCCGCCAAGCTGCATCTGCGATAGAAGACGGCAACACTCAAGCTGCCGTCTTTTTGCGTGATACCGCCGGTGAAAAACCGTCGGATAAGATAAAGGTACAAGATACCACAAAGATTGCCGACATTTCTGACGAATTGCTCGACCGCCTCGAGGCACAACTCATTGCAGAGCGCGCATCCATAGAGGTGAGTGCCGAGGAGGTTAAGAAGTGAACATTCGTATGGAATCTGCACCAGAAACCACCCCCACCCAGTTGCCCGAGGTGCAACCGCTCCCTCAAAGTCTTGAGAAAATCGACGCGCTCCTTGCAGGGGTTAAGGAAGAGAAGCATAACCGGGAATGCCGCAGAGACCTTATGCAATACGTGTTGCACTGCCGGCCAGACCTCAAACCCACCCATTTGCATCGCGTTCTTTGCGACAGAGTAATGGAGTTTCTAAGGCGGCCGTGCCCGAGTGATAGACCTTTCGACGCTATGCTCGTTGCGCTGCCGTTCCAGGTCGGGAAAACCACGTGGGGTGCGCAGAGCTTGCCAGCGTGGTTTATGGGGAACAACCCCGGGAAAGACGTCATAATAGTTGCCTACAATGACGACTATGCATCTGCCAACGGCAGGGAAAACAAACGCAAGCTCGAGAACTTTGACATATTTCCAAATTGCAAACCCGGGAATATCTGGACGAACAACGAGTTTATTCTCGACCGAGGGAAGGGTGTCACGAACCACCTTAAGTGCGGCGCGCCGGGAACTATCAACGGCCAGCCGTGTCACCTAATGGTAATCGACGACACTTGCAAGGAGAGTACCGAGGCGGCATCCGACACATTCTGCAATACCCTCGCGAACAACTGGGTGTCCGTCATGGCATCCCGTATCAAGCCCGGCGGCAAACTCATACTGTTCCAGACACGGTGGAATCTCAGAGATATGCACGCCGTGATTGACCAGTTCCTTGGGTACGACAAGGTAGAGCATCTCACCATTCCCTGTATGGCAGTTGCCGAGAATCCTGCAGACGACCCGCTGGGCCGGGAGAAAGGCGACGGGCCGTGCCCCGAGATTGGTAAAGACCGCAAATGGGTGCAAGCATTCGCCGCGTCAATGATAAAATCAGGCGGCGAGCTATTCTGGGAGAATTGCTACCAAGGCAGTCCTACAGTTGCCGCCGGTAACATTTTCAAGCGGCGCTGGATAAAAGACTACGACCCCAATAAATATAATGTTATGCACGCGTGGAATGCTGACACAGACAAAGCTTGCCAGTGGCCATTGCTGGCTGTCACTGTAGACGCAAGCTTCAAGGACGGCGAGAAGAACGACTACACTGCGGTTCAAATCTGGGGCAAAGTCTACGAGGACTACTATTTGCTAAGACCTATGAAAGGTCACTGGTCGTTCGTGCAGCAAGTAGATATGATTTCCAAGATTATTCAAGAGTGCAACCCGCGGTATATCTACATTGAGGATAAAGCGAACGGCCCTGCTATTATCGATATGCTTTCCGCGCAATTCCAAGGGGTTATCCCGGTAAAGCCTGAAGGCGGCAAAGACTCCCGTGCCTCTGCAGTTTCGTACCTATTCAGCAGCGGGCACGTGTATGCAAGCGACAGCGTGGACGGCACCAAGGAATGGAAAGACTCTTTGATTGCATTTCCTAACGGACAACACGACGATGACGTCGACGCAACAACGCAATTCTTAAACCGTGCCGCAATGATCGACGCGAGCATTGCAAGGGTTGAGGATATAAGGTATACGCATTGGACGGATGATATGTTCGAAGATTACGACAATGCAAACGGTGAACTAAAAGCGTTCCTCCTTAAACAATGGGGAACACCTGACACTTGGTTAGAGGAGGACTAATGGCAGACATACCTGAAACACTTGAACAGTTCGGTGGCTCTATGTATGATAAAGTTATTCAGCTTTACTACAGAGCTCGCAGTGAGTTCGAACCGAGACTACGCCAGATTGAAAGAGAGAACTCTCTATATAATGGCGACGGTACGGTAAAAGGAAAGGATGGCAAGATAGCAGCTGCTCAGTGTCTTGAGAATATGACATTCGAGCTTATTGAGACACAGATCTCTAATGCAATACCTTTGCCTAAAGTAACGGCAAGGCGCGCGGCAGATAGAGAACTTGCATCTTCGGTAGAGCAATATCTTCGCCTCGAGATGGACAGACTCGACAGTGAGTTGCTGAATGACCGTGTAGAAAGAGGTGTCCTCAAGCACGGCGCGCATTTCTACCATATTTATTGGGACACAACAAAGAAGACAAAGTCTGGTTATGGTGCCATCGGCATTCGTGACTACTCGCTGAACAATGTTATTGTCCAACCAGGCATTGCAAGGTTCCAAGATGCACAGTATCTTTTCACGATCGACGACGTACCCAAGCAAGTTCTTGACCAGCAATACCACGGCGACTTTCAACCCATTCCTGGATTGTATGACGTATGCCGCCTCATTACGTACTGGTATATCAATAAGAAAGGCTATGTAGGCAGATACGGTTGGATTGAGAATACGGATCAAGTTGTATTCGACGACGAGGACTACGAAAGCAGACGCGTTATCCGTTGCAGCAAATGCCACGAGTTGCTCAAAGACCTCGACCAAAAATGTCCGGTATGCGGTAGCGAATCTCAAGAGTATGCGGTTCTCGAAGAAGAGGTTCTCCCCGAGGACTTACTCGACGATACTAAGATGGACGAGGTTGCGGATAGTGTTGCAATGGGCGGTGATAAGAAACCCGACGTGATTGCACCGAAAGGTACGAAGGTTCCCTTCTATCATATTCGGCAACTTCCGTTTGTTTTGCGTGTTAACATTTCAGACGAACTGTCTATATTCGGTAAGAGCGACGTAGATATTCTCGAGCAGAACCAAGAAACGCTTAACAAGATAAATACGAAGATGGCTGAGAACATTCTCAAAGCCGGCTCCTTCGTCACTCATCCGGCGGACGTACACATTCCCAACGATGACAGCACTCTGAAGAGGGTTGCCATCAAAGATCCCAGATCAATACAGGCGTTCAGCGTTCAAACGGTTCAAGCAAACGTACAGCAAGACAATGTATTTGCCGATCGTATGTATGCGAAAGGACGTAGCAGTCTTGGTATCACAGACAGCTATCAAGGCAAGCGCGACACAACAGCTGAGTCTGGCAAAGCAAAACAAATTGCAGCGGCACAGTCTGCAGGGCGCCTCGAGTCTAAGCGCCGTATGAAGGAAGCTGCCTATGGCGAGATTTACAGACTTATGTTTAAGTTCTTGCTTGCCTACAGCGACGACAAACAGTACTTCATAAAGAAGGATGAGAAAGGCGATATTCTCGACGACTTCTTCTATAGATACTCGTTCTTATATAAAGACGAGAATACCGGAGACCTTGCGTGGAACGACGACTTCTTGTTCAGCGTTGACAATGCGTCTATCCTTTCTTCGAACAGAGAAGCTATGTGGCAAGAGACAATGCAAAACTTCCAGTCCGGAACGTTCGGCAACCCGCAAGATCCGCTGACGCTCCAACTTTACTGGGAAGTTATGAGTGCATTGAATTATCCTCTTGCACAAACAGCATTAAAGAATTTGCAAGCACGTACGAAAGTATTGCCGTACGAATTGCAAATGGCTATTATGGATAACCCTGCGATACTTCAACAGCTCATCGCATTCGTTCAGAATCAAAAAGCTTCGGGGGCAAGTCAGCCTCAGGGGCAGGCCGCACCCCAAGGCCCGCCCGTTCAACAGGAGCCAGCAGAGACGAGTCCTGTAATACCTGAAGCCGGCGCGGGACGGGGTGAATCCTTGGCAGATGGAGGTGTTGTAGATGCTACGAGTACGCAACAGTAATGTATCAATAGGCCGCGGTGAGACTGGGGTTCTACGAGTGTCTGCGATTAGGTCCGATGGAACGCCGTACGTGCTTCCACCACTGCCAAGAGACGAGAATTTCAGCAAGCTTAAAGCATTTTTGCGGCTTGGAATAAATACAGACACGTATGAAAGTGATTACCTGATAGACAGCCGTTGTGATCTTACTGAGCCGATGGCAACACAAGTATTATTTGCGGTGGGTGAACATGCTGCTAGTTTCCCAGCAGGTACACTTGTGAACAATCCAGGTATTGTTAGATTTAACGGTACAGACTATAAAAAAGGGTTTGCTTGCTTTGGGACTGAAATTATTGAGGATAAGAAAGTAAGCGAGTTGACGTCTAGCACGGGTATAAACCGCGTATATCGCGATACTGACAGCGGTATTTACTGGTGCGCAATGCGGATCGATCCGAATACTATCCTTGCTGTTACGTATGACTTCACTCTCGGCATTGCGATTACAAATGAGATGGCGCAGCTACTACCGGCACAGCGCTATGTATATGACGTATGCGTATTGATTGGACCGGTTGAGAATGACTATCTCGTAGATCTTCAGTATAAACAAATAATTGTCGGGCGGCATACATGGACAATTGAGGAGAATACGAATGGCTACAATTAACGGTAAAATTGAAATTGAAGGAGTAGACGTACTCGGGGTTGTAACTGCCGGTGAAACAATTTACGTTGGCCGAGCAACGAGTACTCAACATGGTATTGTAAAACCAGCTGCAACCGACTTTGATTTCGATGCAGATACAAACGCAATGCAGGTTAAACTCGGTAAAGGCCTCGAGCGAACGGAAGGCGGTATTGCAATCATACCCGGTAGTTCTGGCGGTTTAGGTGACATTTACGGTATACAGTTTCCGGTCGGCGGTGCCGACAGAGTTCTTTGTGATGGCACAAACGGTATTACTATAACAGGAACAGTGCGCCTTTTTACTAATGAAGAAAGGACGGCGACGCTTGATGTTCCAGACTCTACAATAGTACTTCCTATTGTTCCGGCGGAAGACGGGCTTCATATTGATGCATCCGTAGACCAGAAGAAAGCAGTACTGAGTGCCGCGGGTATTACAGCAAAAATAAACAATATAAATGATAGGCTATCACATATAGAAGTCTCGGTAATGAAAATATAAGGAGATATATTATGGCAAGTTTGAAAATAACTACAAACTTAAAGTTAATCGACGGAACTACAAGAGTTTCCCCGCCGAGTACTACAGACCTTCCGAAAGGCTATATGGCATTCGGTCTTGTAAATGGCAGAGCGTCTATCTGGGGCAACTATAATGATACGGTTGTTGACCTCATTCAAGCTGGCGCAGTTTTCATAGAAATTGTACAGGCAACAGGTCAGAGTACAACGGCGGTCATTTCACAGAAAGGCGTCACTGACGCTATTGGAGCCGCTAAAACTGAATTGAACGCGTCTATCACGGCAGTTCAAGACGGTCTCGGAACTGCGGCGGGTAAAAATGTCGGCGCAGCAGCAGGCAATGTACCTGTACTCGGTTCTGACGGTAAACTGCCCGATAGTGTCATTCCTGCGGTAGCACTCACAGAAACGTTTGTAGTTGGAAGTCAAGCTGAAATGCTTGCTCTTAATGCACAACCGGGCGACGTCGCGATACGAACAGACGTAAACCACTCATATATTTTGCAGACGACACCGGCTAGCACACTGGATAACTGGAAGGAACTGCTTACACCTCCGGGTTCGGTGTTGAGCGTAAACGGTAAAACTGGTAATGTTATTATATCTGGTTCAGACGTTATTGCCACGTTTACGCAAGCTGCAACAAGAACCAATATCGCGAGCGGTGAAGACGTGGCTACGTCATTCGGCAAGATTATGAAATGGTTTGCCGATCTTAAAGGGCTCGCATTCAAGGATAAAATAAACTTGGGAACGGACGCAACAGGTACACTCTCGTCAGATGCATTGCCTACAGTTCCTGCGGCAAAACTCCCGGCTATGACTAACTCTGCAAAAGGTATTGCTCAAGCGGGAAATGGCTTAGCAGCAATAAGTGGAGTGGTGAGTGTTCAGGCCGGCACCGGTATTAAAGTAGACGCAGACGGTGTTCACGCGGACGTTGTGCTTGCAATCGCTACTATTTAGTAAGGAGGTAATATGGCAACTTTAGACATACCATCTAACGTAAAATGTATCACGTCCGGGCAAGTACCTACGACTGAAAAATTGAAAGATGGCGAGTTTGCATTCGGTAAAGTTGGCGGCGTTGCTAAGCTTTACGGAAACGTAAACGGAGTGATTATCGACTTCACCGGGGACGGAGACGGAATCGAACCCGGAACTGGTGAAGGGGCAGTGCAGCAAGTAGGTGCTAAAGCAAACGGGAAACAGGCGGCGGCATTCGGCGGCTTACGTTACGACAAACAAACGGGACAAACTCCGACGTCAGCAGACGGCAATCAATCGTTCGCCGCAGGCGGTTCTGTTCACGCAGAGGGTGATTTCTCGGCAGCATTTGGTAAAGATACTGTCGCAAGGCAGAGAGCTTCTTTTGCAGCCGGTAGTTCTACTGCAGGTATGACGGAAGAAGAATTTAATGCTTTTTACTGGGATAGTACACATGATATAGGAATAAACGGTGGTAGTAAGAACGCTGATGGACAGATTTGTGATTTTACTGGAGCACCATACGTTAATTCTTTTGCATTCGCTGCGGCATTGGGCTGTGATTGCGAGGCAAATGGCGCGCGCTCGTTTGCTGCCGGTGATAACGCTAAAGCGTTAAGTACTGGCGCGACTGCTACCGGTGCAAGAACTACGGCAAGCGGTACTAATTCATTTGCTACCGGCGCCGATACAATTGCACAGGGAGAGCAGTCCTTTGCAGTCAATCAGTCTACGAAAGCAAGTGGATATAATGCTTCTGCATTCGGGTTACATACAGAAGCCGCTGGTAATCATTCTGCAGTTTTTGGTGAAGAAACGCGAACAACTGCGCCGGCCTCTTTTGCAGAAGGTTATAAAACCGTGGCAAGTGGTGAGCATTCACACGCAGGTGGCGGGCAGTTCACAGAGGCAGGAGGGCTTAATGCATTTGCATTTGGTGCAAATGTTCACGCAAACGGTGAAAATACTTCTACATTTGGATATGAGACTATAGCGAATACTCCTAACTCATTCGTTGTTGGTAGAGACAATTTAATCCGCGACAATGCATTGTTTCAAGTTGGTAATGGTACTGACTGGAACAATAGAAAAGATGCTTTTGCGGTTCTCTACGACGGACGAGCTAAAGTACAAACAGCGCCTATCGATGACGATGACGTTGTTCGTAAGCAAGAACTCAATTCGCTTGCGGGTGGCGGCTTGTATAGGCATAGTATACGTTTTGAAACCCTTTATACGGAACTTAATAAAGGTCAAGCAAGCTTTGATTTTGAAGTCATAAATTCAAGCAATATAGCTATAGACAGTTTAACGGATGTATTCAACTATCTAAAAAATAGAAAAGTTCCTGTTTGTGGTACTTGTTCGCCAACAGGAGACACCGATTATGTAGCGCAGTATATCGATATAGCGGGTTCATCAAATTCCAATATATATTATATAAAAGATAGACAACTAATGACGATCAGCCTTTCTAATATGGATTCCTCACTGGTAATCGGAGATACAGTAACAACGGTTTAGAATTAAAAGGAGAATAAAATTATGGGACTTTACAAAAAGAATTACGAAGTAAAAGATTTAGGAATTACTTTGCCCGAGGCGTTCGCTATCGTTCGTAAAATTGATAGACAGGGCGACAAAGGAACGGCAGAATTGTGGGTACACAGTTCGCGTGAGAACGCAAAGACGTTGCAGTTCCTCGAAAGAAAACTCGTTCCGTTCAAATGTAAGGACGGCGACAATCCTTATGAAGCAGCGTATATCGAAGCAACAAAGCAGCGTGAAATTAAAGCATGTGAAGCAAAAGAGGTTGTGGCTAAAGATGGTACAAAAACATTGAAACATGAAGTAGTTACAAAAATTGAATGTTATTTCGATGGGTGGGTGAGAGACTAATGAGTATTGAAGGAGCGTTTCTTATTTGGTTCATAATTGCGTTTATAGCGGGCTTAATCTTTGCGGTTATTCTTTGGGACACACGTACTGCGACAGACGCATTAAAGAAAGACATTGACTTACTCGAAACTGAAAATATACGTCTTAAAGACAGAGTTCTTAAGTTGGAAGCACGTCTGAATGAGTTAGAACTTGTCGATTGTAAGAAATCGCGAGAACTGCCCGACCGCTGTTATGGTTGTAAAGCGTTTGAGTATGAACGCTTTGGCTGGGGTCATTGTAAGCTCTACAATAAGAAGATAGGTGACTGGGTGAGCTGCACAGAGTGTATGAAGGGAGGTGATGCCGAATGTGATTCGTAGAGGAATTCAGAACACCGTTTGCGTGCAAAGGCGCGCGCATTGCACGTATTATATAATAAAGGAGTGTAATAAATATGAACGTTGATTTTGAAGGAAAGACAATTTCGCGCGAAGAAGTTGAGAAGCAAGTTAAGCAAGACATTGCTAATCAGCTGGGCGTTGATTCGTTTGACGAATTATCGCAAAGTAAACTTGAGCAGGATATGCTCGACAAAGGGCTTGATCCCGATATTGCATTACCGATTCTTAAAGAATTATTAAAGAAAGATCCTGAGTATCAAGCGGCTATGAAGTATAAAGACGAGTACGATAAGCTTGTACAAGACAGCGCAAGGGCAGCGGATATTGCCGCGCTAAATGCTAAGTTCGGTACAAAGTTCGAAAAGTACGAAGACATTCCTGAGAACGTTCGTCAACTTGCCGACAAAGGTGTAAGCCTTGAAAAAGCGTATCTCGTCGAAACCGCAGATAATAATACCGAGGATCGCGCCGCACATTCGGCGGCATTGCGTCAGACGGTATCGCATATCGTACCTCCCACGGGTGCAGGTCCTACTGGATCAGCAGCTGTCGATCTTGATCCTGAGCAGATTCGGAAATTTAAGCGATTAAACCCGAATGCTACAGACGAACAAATCGCAAATTTTGTAAAGGGTCGTAAGTGACCCAAGGAGAAAATATGGCAAAATACAGTTTTAAGGACGTCGGTTTCCACCAGACCGTAACGCTGTATCAAACTACAGCGTCTGCAAACAAGGATCCCGGTGACGGTTTCTACACGGCAATTGCTGCGGCCCTTCCCGTAGGCGCTCTTGTTAAAAGAGTTTATACGGCAGCGAGCGGCGCAGTTACGCTTACAGAAACCACTCTCGCGGATAAGACTACCGATCTGCTTTTCCTTGTTGCAGAGAGCGGTCAGAAACCTGACGTGTATGTAAAAGACGGTAACGGCGACGTCGTAGGTAATATCCCCTACGGCAATTCGAAGTCGGTTCCCACTACCGCAAAGAAAGTTGTAATGTACCTCGTAGAAGCTAACGGTCAGCCTGATCGTGGCCTTGTACCGAGAGCATAAGGAGGCAATAAACAATGGCAGTTATCTTTAATATCGACGAGGCAATTCAACGCTCGGTATTCAACGTGTACGATCTTCCGATCCAGATGCTTCTTACGAACGAAATAGAAGCGTGGGAGAAAGAGAGTAAACTTTCGAAAGTCTTCGTTATGAGAACGACAGACAGATACCAAGAAGAGTATCATTCGTCTTCGGGTATGGACGGCTTCAGCCCCACGGCTGATATGGAACCGGCGCATCTTTCTGACTTCGACGAAGGTTACGGCAAAGTCTTCAAGACGCAGATTTGGACGAACTCCTTTGCGATCTCCAAACAAGCAATCGAAGACAACCGCGATCTCGATATCAATGCTAAGGCAGTCGGCTTCGTTCAATCCTACGGACGTACTCGTGAGAACTTCGGTGCTGCGATCCTTGCAGGCGGCCTTACCGGTTTCGCAACGTATAAGAATATGCGTTTCGATTGCACCGGACTTGATTCCGCAGATGGTACTCTCGAGGGTGCAAAACAAACCTTCTTCCACAAATACCACAAGACACCTCTTCAAGGTGTTGCTGAGGACGGCACCTCGTATACCGCAGTATCGGCTACAGACGGTTATGCGACCGCACTTAACGGCAAAGTATTCTATACGAAACCGCAGTCGAATAAGTTCCAATCGGCAATCGACTTCTCGCTTCCGAAGGGCGTTATGAGAGTCTCTCAAGTCGATAAAGACGGCAAGGGTCAAGGCGTCACCACAACCGATGCACTTGCAAATGCTCAATACCTCGGCCTGTATGACAAGATCTGCAGAACGCTCGGCATTGTAAAATCTGCGTTCGCACTTCATCGTTCGTACAAAGGTGAGATTGTTCCCAGAAATCTTACTCGCATCGTAATGCCGCAAGATTATATCCTTGAGGATATGATTCGCAAAGCACTTGCTTCGGAATACGGTGCGAATATGGGTGGCTTCGAGATCGAAGTTTGGCCGTACCTTAACAATAAGGCAGGCTTCGGTGCTTCGGATCACGCATTCATTATGATCGACCCCGTTGCGAACCAGAAGAACCTCGGCGCTGTTTGGTTTGACCGCAAAGCGCTCGAAGTCGATTCGTATATTGACAAGCGTACCAAAGCTAATTACTGGGACGGCCGCGCTCGTTTCCAAGCAGGTTTCGGCGACTGGTCTTCGATGGCTTACGTCAAGTGCAGCACTACCACAGATAATACGTGCTCGCAAATTGACGTCACAACCGGTACTATCGACGGCGCTACACTTTAATTAAGAAATAATAAGGAGACACTATGTTACTCAACGCGATAAAAGAACTGACATTCGACAAGCTGTTTGTCACTTCGAGTGAAGCAGTGAACGCAATGTACACTGAGAAGATCTCGCGAGCGATTAACGAGTGTCTCCTTCAAATTTCTAACGCATTAGAGCCGGTTACAAAAGAATTTATATACAATACTGCGGAACCTAAATTGTTTACAGGTAGCGAGTACATTGCATTCCCTCCGGACTTTGTACAAATTACCGATAACGACAATATCCGCATTCAAGACAAACACGGTATATACCAGTATGCTGACGACATTGAGTATGTTAGTAGAACTGGTATATATGTACATAAACCCGGCAAATACAAAATTCAATATGACGCGAACTATCCGGTCATAGTGAAAATTCCGCTCACGGGTGAAATATGGAGAGACTTTGATAATACTATCGAGTATAACAAAACTACTCCGTACAGATTCAAAATATTTGCAAGCAACAAAGATCAGCTCAAACTTGCAGGAGCCGACGCACTTGGCGAAGTATATGAATTGTCAGATGCACTGGGGCCGATAGCTGCGACGTATGCGGCAAGCGTCATACTCAGTATTGACGATCCTATTCGTTCGGCAACGTTACGCAATGAGTATGAAATGATGCTCGCAAGACTAAACACTGCAGAACTTGATAATCTTCGTGATTATCATAGCAGTAGAGGATGGTATTAAAATATGGCAAACAAGAAAGTTATCACTAATGAACCCGCACATAAAGTTCTCGATGAGACGAGACTTTTCGAGGTCACAGTTGATACGGAGCGCAGCTTTCATTTGCACATTCCGAAAGGTACACAAGGCACTGATATTCTTGCAGGCGTAGCGTGTATGCTTAAAATGCTTGCTGCAAGAGAGAAGCAGAAAGGTAACGATTTTGATATTGATAGTTTCCTTGCGGGGGTAAGCACGTGGGTCAAACAGTTAGACGCCAACCCGGCGAAGTAGATATTCCGTCGAAAGACTATATCTATCATAAGAATCTGATAGGTTTTAAGGGCCTGGACACAAGAGAGAACCCTCTTGTAACGGACCCTCTTTCCTGTTCAGACGCTGAAAACGTTTGGGTTGATTCTAACGGAAATTTGACTACTCGCCCGCGCCTCCAGTACGTAAGACAGAATCTTAAGCACGCTAATGCTGAAGTTGTAAATGTTATCTATACGGATAATGCATATTGGACACTGTATATCAAAGACGGTATTTATTATCTTACGCGCACAGATCTTGCAACTGATATGGAGACAGACTTTGCGATTCCGACAATTACGTCTCCTAAGATTGCGATTACAGAATATAAGAACGTTTATTATTTGGGTTGCTCCGCTGGGTATTACTCGTGCAATGCTGGCGATAGTGCATTCCATACACCTCGCGGATATATCCCTATGGGGCATATAACAGATAATACGTTTGTGTATGACGAACCGCGAAATATACTTAACGATAAAATAAATATTGCGCAGTTTGGAGGCACGACTGTTTTACTACCGCCTGGTACTATACACGGCAGTTTTGCACATTACGCTGTATATTCGGTGGCGGACACTGAAACGTCGCATCATATCGCTGTGTGGGATCTGTTTACCGGACAGGATATCGCGATACTTGCTTACAGAGTACCGGAGATTAACCGGTCCACGCTAGCAATTTGGGTTGACGACTCACTAATCTGTATCGGTATCTTTAAGCCATTTATTAAGACTGTACCAGTGTCAGTGCGCGCCGAGATTACAATTACTGCATATACACTCGATAATGACGTTTTAACCAAAGTACTTGACTACGACATAAATAAGACTGATCATCCAGTAAATGTGCAGATGCGAGCGCCGTTTCTTAGTGGAGACGAGACTAAGCAGAATACGTTTTGCGGAATTCGTAACAGTGCAAATGCATCGTGGACGCGCCTTGAATGGTCTACTGAGCGTGGACATATTTTGTTGAATGCATCGTATTCTTATTTACAATGGGACTATACGCACGCTGCAAATAGAGTAGACGGTCCTGCGCCGACAGCGGATACTGGGCAGGAGTGTGACGAAGCACTCCAGTTTGATATAACAGAGTTAATTGCATTAGGTTATAACCCGGATAGTAGTGCAGCAGTTTCGGCGGGTTTTATACGGCGAGTCGGTCTAAATATTACTGCAGAACACTCTGAGTCTAGTACCCGTACTATATTAGCGCATCTGTCGTTAGTTAATTCAGCAATAACGCCTGCGCGAAACTATATGCTCATACAGTATCAATCGGTTACAACGTCGTCAGTATCTGATGCTATTGCGAGCAATTCGGGTGTATACAGGTCTAACAATTCGACATACTGGCGGTATATCTGCCCAGTAAGTACCAGGGTAGCTAGCAGTTATCCGCGCTCGGATATGGAATATCAACATATTGCATTGACGTTGCCGAGTAATGCTAATGTTGTTTGTGTTGAAGGCTTAGATATACACGAATTTAGGGTATACACATTCTATAATTCGGATAAACTAATTAAGCAGCAGACTGTTTCTGAAGCAGAGATTTTTTATCCCGGGGGTACTACTGGCGTCGACTATACGATTGACGTAGATACGGTAAGTACCGTATTGTCGAATGTCGCCGAAGTTGGAAACTCCCTTCAAGCACCGTATACATTTCTAGTAAATGCTGGTACCAACAAATATGTATATACATTACCTGCGCATATAGTGGCCGATTTAACTGCAATTGGTGACACTATTACTGCAGGGTTTACTTGCGCGCGCGGGAGTGTTTTATATTCTACAACGTCCCAGACTAACTTTTACGCGTATACTGTTTTATATAAGCAAGAAACGGATATGCGTGCAACTGCAGAGAATCCGAGCCTCAGAGGAGTATTGTTTCTTGACAACGTATATTGGTGGTTCGGCAAAACTAACATATACGGCACTGCGAATGAAGACTTGACGTATATGCCAGAATCGCGAAAGCTCGACGCACCGTCTGAGATTCGCAACTGGGTACGTCTTACCGATACTTCATTCTTGGTATTCTGTGAAAGCGATACGTGCTTATACTACAAAGATACTTCTTCCGGTTTATGGTTACGCACAGTACTCAACTTACCATTTGAAATTCTTTACCCAGACGAAACGTCGGAGTCTTGCTACGCAGCGCTTAATACTGGACCTACTTACGTAACTCGCAACGGTATCTATGAAATCGCGCTCAGCGAAAACTTATTTACAAATGAGCGTCAAGCACAGAATATCAGCGATCCGTTGACAACGTTGCAAGGCGGGTTATTAAGAAAGCTTATACCGAGCATTGCACACTTGCAAACTGTCCGGTACAAAGACTGGCAGCTGTATATATTTACACGAGCCAACGCAACAAAAACAGAGATTATTGCACAAGAGATTACAACGTACAACTTCTTTTACTGGACATTACCGATCGTCTTTCAAGCTGTATATCTTGCGCATAGCCAAGTATATCTTGTTACTAAGAAAGCAACAACCTATACGTTCTCAGAGGCAGAGCTTCTGCGTGAGTATAAAAACGGTAGCACAGTACTTGCTGCAATTAAATGTTACGGTGACGAAGTATATGATACTGTAAAGAAAACAACGTCGCTCAACCAGATCGATTGGCATTGGCATTCTGCAATAATAAATCTCGATACGGTACAGTATTATAAAACATTGCTCGCACTCATATTCGGTATGAACGATTATGACGATGAGTCAAGAATAATGTTTGAGTATCGCACCGATATTTATTACAAGTCACATACCGAACAGCCTACGCAAGTATATGACGATTATGTGTACAAGATTCGTGCGACACAAAAACCGATGGCGATCCCGCGCTTTATGTATATTCGAGTACGTATTTCATCGGTGAAAGTACCTGAGAACGAAGACTGTTTGCCGGAAGAGTTTATGTGTAAGGCTAATCTATCGCAGTTAACATTCAAGTATAAAGTATTACGAGGACCTTTGTTATGAAAAACTTGACAGAAAAAGAACTCAATTATGCAAAGCAACTCGCGATCAAAGAATGGTTTAGAACCGAGTTTACTTGGCGTAAAGCAAGACTCGAGCTATACCGGTACTTTGGTATTAGCGAGCTGTGCGAGGATAACGAGTTCAAGCTTATGACAGATGCATATTGCAAAGAACAAAAATTGCGGGAGTTACAAGGTAAAGACGAACTTCCGCCGGTAACAGAAAATAGTTTGTTTTAGGGAGGACTTATGGCAACACTTCAAGAAATATGGTTAGCGTATAAGGATCAAGTTATTCCGGTTCTTATTACGGCAATTATCGGACTCATCCCGGTTCTGTTCTTTTGGGTCAAGTCTAAACTGCAGACTTCGATTACAAAGAACGAACTTGTGGTTCAGAACTTGCAGCAGCTTAACAAGCAGCAAGCAACCGACTCACAGTTGATCAATACTGTTGCGGGACAAACGGTTGACTTCACAACTACGGTCGCCGATATTAAACAAGCACTCGCGCAGCTCGCGTCGTTCATTGCGTATGCTTTTGAGAACAGCAATGTATCTCCTAAGCTTAAAGCAGATTTGCGAGCAATGGCCGCTGAGTTTAAGACGTCTGATATTGATGCACTCAATCAGCTTGCTGAGCAGATAACAGCGCTGAAAGACGAGAACGAAGCGAAAGCACAAACGATAGCACAACTTGAAGAGCAGACTGCTCCGACAGTTACGAAGGCAGAAGAAGCACCGTCCGGATATACAGCGATTGAGAGGTAGAACATGGAAGACTCTACGAAACTCAAAATCGGCGGATACGTTGTTCAGATTGTCGGGCCTCTGGGAGTCTTAGTATTCAAGTATAAAGAATTCTTAACAGTCTCGACTGGGTTATCGATGGCAGCAATCATTGCACTCATAATTGTATTCGTTGTAATGCGCAAGCAACTTGCTAAGCTCGATAATTTTGTACCCGGTGGCGTCGGCGTTTTGATTCTCTTTTTAATTGCAATATTCTGTCAGACGATAGGTGACCAACTGTTGTGGCTTACAGCGGCTACCTTAATCTCGACGGGTGTATCTGCACCGCTGCATATAATCAGCTATGCTAAAAAGAATGAGAAAAGAGATCAAACACTCACCGAATTGAGCGAATTGATCAATAAAAATAAATAAGCACTTAGAATAGAATATTAAAGAAGCGAAATAGCAAGCTTAATAAAAATGCGTATATATTTATATGTAAACGCGCATCGTCGAAATGCGCGCTACATATCGCTTCATTTAATAAAAATACGTTATATTTCGGGGTTTATATGACATTTTACACAATTTTAATCAGTATATTAACCAGTCTCATTGTGGGCGTGTTGTTCTGCATTTCTTTTATCGTATTAGGAATTGCCGAGCTTTCAGTTGCCTTTTTAGTTGAGACTGGTATTATTTTAGTATTGTCGTGCGTCGTAAGAATAATGTGGTTTTATGACGGCCAGCGGCAAGCACTTGCAAGTGAACAAGTTATTAAAGCAAAGAACGGGCTGAATGCTGCGTTACAAAAGGTTACGGACACCGACGACTTCGATTTGTTTTGCGAAACAATCAGTGAACAAAACAGGCAACACTACATTTACAGTAAAGTCGGTACATTAACCGAACGCAACTTTGAACCGAATATTTTCGAAAAGATTTATATGAAGTTGCATAAGTCTTCCAAGGGCGATATGCTTGAACGACGCCGTGCGAAAGCCGAACGTAAATCTAATAAGAAGAAATTTATTGTTAGGTCTAGCGCGATTCTCGCTGGTACAGAGATTGAATATATTTCGGTTAAGAACTATGCGAAAGGGCATAACGCGAAATTCTTTGTAACAACTCTAATATCGGGAGCTGCGACGTCAATTGCATTTGCAATGATCAATCCGACTACGAGCGTATTCAGCTGGGCTACTCTTTGGCGCTTCTTAATGTGGCTCGTAAATATAATAATGGCACTCGCGTTTGGTTGGTACAAAGGCCGTGTAATGACAGCTGATGAGTATATATCATATTATGCGCGGTCTAACGACGTTGTGCAACGCTATATTCAAAGAAAAACAAATCATCCCGAACAGCCGAAAGTTCATTTACCCGAGCCGGTCGGAAACCAACCTGTTGCAGATACTTATCAGCCGGTACAAATTTCGTTGTTCGATATTGCGCCGCAAAAATCGGAGGTATAAACAATGGCAATGTTATCAACCGAGTATAATGAAGCTCTGACCGGGAAAGTGGCAGAGCGGCTCGGCATAAAAGAATCGTTAGATAAGTTATCTGCGGGACTCGGTCCGGCTCAAACACTTGCTGAAAGTGCTAATGCTGGAATGGCGTCTGCAGATAAAACCTATGCGCAATCAATGGCTGCGGCACAGCAGCAAGCAACCGCGGGAGTCGCACAAGCAACTGCTGAGAAGCAAGCATTGAGCGATCCGGGTACATTATCAGCAGGACAGAAATCGTATCTCGGCCAAGGATATGACGAGCAAGCTGCACAATACAGAACTGCCTATGACGTTGCTGCTGAGCAAGCCGCAGCTACAAAGAAGCAAGCATACGCGAATATCTATGATACCCTGAATAAGTCGGTCAATGCAACGTCTAAACAATATACTGAGTTCATGACTGCATTGCTTAACAGCTCGTACGGTATTGCGGCACTTCAGAAAGCAGCCGGACTCAGCGGTGTTGATACGGCCGGCTGGTTCACTACGAAAGGCGACGAATACCGAGCAGCGCACAATCTTGTCGGTGTAGATTCTTCTAAGTTTGGTGCTGAGAAACAAGCGCTGATGGACGATAAGTCACTGACTTGGGCATCTGCAACCATCGCAGAGGATGCTCTTGAGAGACTGGGAGTCTATGATGCGAATAGCGAGGTAGGTAAGCTTGCGCGGTATTACCTCACAAATGAGTTATATGGCGGTGAAGGTACGTGGAATCAAACGTGGACTCAAGAAGAGCGTAGCAAATATTTGCCGATGCTTGACGCCTTCCGTCAAGACGTTCTCGGCTATACGCAAGAATCGTTTGCAACTGAGAAAGAGCAGCGCATTCAAAGCGAAGCAACTGCTAAAGAAAAAGCAACTGAGGCGGGTGTGCGTTATGCTGGTCAAAGTGAGTTAGGTAAAGGCTCAGATAAAGCCGCTGTCGGGCGTCCTATTAAGCTTACTTTAGATGGCACAAAATATGACGTTAAACTTGTTGCACAAGTGACTGGCGATGCCTTAACAGAATTAAATCGGTTATCTACACTCTCAACAGGTCATTCACTGCAAGTCGGAGACGTTATGCGTAGTGGTGACAAAGTATATATCACAACGGCGAACGGTACTTTTGAAGCAGATAGTAGTGGCGGTATGTATACGCACGATTATGGTAAACTACGCGCAACAATTGGCGACAATACCGCGTATGTCTATGACCTAAATAAAGTCGTTGGTGGCCTCGCAACACTTGTTGTCGATGGTGGTGTTAACCGGTATGGAAGATTTACCGACTTTACAGACGGGCCAGATGCAGCTGCTAAATTTAATGCTGGCTTACCGCAAAATCCTGTCGAGGGTACAAATGCGCGTGTCGGTGGAACATTCTTTGTTTTCCATAATGGCCAGTGGTGGTATCGTATTGTGTCTGAATCTGAAAACAAAAAGTTTATCAACGAGGAGTAATCTATGGATATAACATTTGAACCGTTTAAGGGTGCACAATACGTATCACCCGAAGAATATGTTTACCGCAAAGCACGGTTTTCTCCTGTATACAGAGAAGAAGATTATCAAGCCGAGCGGGGAAAAAGTGAAGCTGCAGGAAGGCGTTATATTCAGCAAGCATACTCCTTTATTTCGAATAACAAAGGAGTAACTGCTGAAGACTTTGCGGGTATTCAGGCACAAGGCTCTGAGTATTTGAAGAATGCTTGGGGTGATGCTTGGACTAGTACTGACTTCAATAAAGACTTGTACGAAAGCTTCACAACGTCTGACGAACGTGTTGCTTATCTGAATGCACGCTATGCAACGTCTAAAGAGTCGGCAACTTCGATCTACAAGGATATTGATAAACGTCTCCAGTCTGAAATTGACAAGCGAGCACAGCAAGAAGTAGATACTCAACTCGCCGCTGGTTTAATAACTGCAGATCAACGCGAGTCTGCATTTGCGTCGGCAAAGGCCAACATTACGTCAGCTGAAGGTAGTGCGTGGATGAAAGACTGGGTTAGCAAGGCACGTGAGGAATCTCTCATTTTCGCTGGTAACGCAGATGGTCTTAAAATGAATACGCTCGACGACAAGTACTTTGAGTATTTGCAAGAGCTTAACTACAAACAGGCGCTTTACGAGAATGCTTCTGGCTGGGATAAGTTTGTCGATTCGTCCCTCAATATACTGCACAATATGAGTATCGGCTTCTTGGCAAACACAGGAGCCTCTATTGTCAAAGGTTTCGGTGGTGTAGGAGCATTGATCGGTGGTATCTTTGATCAAGACGTTATCGATCGCTATGCCGATTGGGCAGGTAGCTGGCACTATGAAACACCTGACTTTGCATACTCAGCAGTTCAGCACGATCAAGGTACGCTCGGTAAAGTATTGCGAGTTGTAGACGGCGTTATTCAAGCAACTGAAATCACTTTAATGTCTGCAATACCTTATGCAGGTCCCGTATTATTTGCAGGAGTTGCACTCGATAACTGGGGTACGTATGTACCTGAGACGGAATATACCGAGGGTTATTGGACAGACGGTATTGGTTCGTACAAAGACGCCGATGGCCACGTGAATGTCGGTAAAGCGTGGGGTTACACAGCACTCAAGTTCGCTTGGGAGTGGGGCCTTGAGCAAGTATCCAACCCGTTCGATGGCTTATTCGGTGCGGTATCTAAACCGTTGAATAAAGTATTCGATGGCAAAATCGGTAATAAGATTCTCAATTGGGTTGTCAATTCCGCGACCGAGGCTGCGCAAGAATGTTTGCAGGATGCCCTTGGCGGTATTACACAGGCCGTTGTTTATGGGGACGTTGAGGGTATGAAGGAAGCCTTCAAAGGTCTCGGTGAAACCGCACTTATATCCTTCTTGTCTGCAGGAATTGCAAGTGGCGTTACTACTACCGTCCTTAACAAACGCCAGAAATTACAAGTCATACGGTCTGTCAAAAATAAGTTTGGCGTCGAGCTTACTGGCCGTGAAGCAGGTATGCTTAAGAGCGCGCTTGAGATGGGAAGTGCCGTTGCCGAGAAAGCATTCGGCAAAGACTTTGCTACAAAGCTTGAGGCTCTTCGTGATTCTGATATTCAGTTTACTTCTGAAGAAATTACGGACGAGAAGTCGGTTAAGCAGTATAACAGATGGGTAGCTGCTAAGTCCGGAGCATTGCAAGCACTTGCTGCAAAAATGGGTTACGAGGCTTTTGCGTCGGCTGCCAACCTTGCAACGAAATCTGATATAACTGCAATGAGCCGCGCAATCAGTTACTTAACAACTGCGGATGCTACTGAGACGAACGCCGTGTTCGAAACTGCTAAGAAGCAAGAACAGTCGGCAACTACCGTTATCAACAACGCAATGGCCACGATTGATAAACGGCTTGACGAAATCAATAACCAGCTAAAGAAACGTAAAGGCGTTACGCAAGAAGAACGTGCTAAGTTAAAGGAAGAGCGCGCCGGTTTGCAAGCGTCGGCGGCCGCCATTGCAAAGACCGCGACTAAACAAGCAGACGGTACTTGGGTCTTGAATGATCACTTTACGGATAAGGCAGTAGCTGCCAAAGCAACAGATGAGACACGGCGCGTTGCGAACAAGTTGCGCGAGCAGGGTATCGTTGCAGGCTTCTTCGAACCTACTGGAAATACGCAAGTTAGAATGTATATGAACCAAGATGGTTCTGTCATTCTTAATAAAGCGTGGATCGAAAGCACGTCTCTCGAAGAAGTTGTAAAGCAAGTAACCGCGGCTCGTGCCCGTATCGTATTCGACGCACAGCTTACTAAAGAAGAACGTAACGGACTTATAAGTTTAACTGCACGTATCGGTAAGGCAGAATCGAAAACGCCCGCTGATAGCGTACAGACACGTCCGTTCGAATTCAATACGAGCACCGGTATGTTCGAAGTTGCAGACACAGTTGCATTCGAGCAAGATCCGCTTAGCCCCGTATCTGACGTTGTGGGAATGCTGTATAACAAGTCTTTACGCGACGCCGTATGGAAGAGTAACAAACCGCTGTTTAAGAAGATCGGCGCATTGCTTAAAGACTGGTATAAAGTTCAAGCAAAAGGCGTCAAGAATGCACCGAAGTTAAAGGAACTTATTGGCACTAAGTTTGAGCAGTCTCCGGCGTTCGTTGCACTCGTAGGTAACCTTGTCAATGCATATGACGCTCAAATTCTGAAGGAAGGCCGTGGAGTTACAAAGGCGGCAGCCGTCTCCGAGCTTGCAATCAAGCAAGAGACTATGGATAAGCTCGCCCTCAAAACTAATGACCCGAAGGATATTGCATACAATGTTCCTGTAAATCTTAGTTTGTCTGAAGCACAGACTTTCAAGATGCAAGTTGTTGAGGACTTCCTCGGTAACTTTGGTATTTCGATTGATACTCAGTCTGACTTCCGTAAGCTGCTCGATATAAACAGCTACACCGGTACTGTTGAAGTTAACGGCGAGCAAGTTGAAGCACGTCAGCACGTTCTCAATGTACTGTCTAACTACAATGTTATCAAGTATCGTACTGATGGATATTGGGGTGCTGAAGGTTATTATGATAAGAGCCCTGAAACTATAACTGCAAACTTCGGTTCTTTTATGAACGAATACCTTTATGCTACTTACGGCGTGATGGTAAATAAGATTACCGGCCAAGCATTTACGGTTGAAGATATTCAGAGCTTTATCGATCCTGACCTCCTTGATGCAATGCTTCTTAGCGACAAAGACTATTTCCGTTTGTATGACATTATGAATATGAACGGCCGTCGCCGCTATGGTATGCAAGCACTGCGTACTGAAATTCTTGTAACACCTCAAATGCGACAAGAAGGCTTTGCTCTTGGTAATATTGCTGGTAAGTATGGAATAGCCGTGCAGAAAGGCGGGTATTTGCGCAATGCATTACTTCACGAGATTGGACACGTTCTCGCTATGTATGCTGGCTTCGGACAATCGTTAAGCACCACATATCTCAAAACATTACTCAAGGATGCATGGCTCAACAATACCGAGGCAGTTCTCAATGCGTACAATTATGTCTTCGGTTTGAAAGACAATGCAGTTCGTGAGAATAAGCGTGCCGTAGTCGATACTGCTACGAATAAGGCGCCGCTTTTAACTGGCGGTGTTAACCCGACGCAAGTCATAGATTCGCTGGCTGAAGCTATTTACACTGGCTTCGAATCTGCAGAACTGTCGGCACAAGGCGAGCGTAATGCGTACGGCCTCGAAAATCAGATTCAGGCGGAGTTCATTTGGAATGAAACGGGCGGTCCTACGCAGACACAACCGAATCTTAATTACACTGCGCAGCAGATTGTAAAAGTTAAGGCATCTGGTATATTCTCATTCTTGGACGGCGTAACGGCCGCTGTAGGTTACTTCTCGTATAGAGATATGCGTAGTTTCTTGACAGAACAAACGCAACTCGGCACGGTGGCTGCATCAGCACTACAGCTTGCAGATAAACCTGTAAAAATTCTTGCCGATACAAAAACAAATACGAACAGTATTGAATGGGTAGAAACAGATAATACGATCCATACAATGCAGGTAAGTAATGTATTGCTGACTCCGTATACTGACACGATGGTCGACAATGCAATTCTTGCTGCGCAGAACGTTGCCATCGATGCTACTGCCGGTGACGAAACAAAGGCCACCGCGCGTGCTGACGCATTCTTTGATTACTTAAGCAGCGCTGTATTAAAGCGTCAGGCAGTCGGTGAGTTTATTGACTGGTTAAATACCATAGAAGAAGTATATCCTGAGACACGCGATTTTATTGCACCGATGCTTGAAACTGGTGATTTTTCTGCGCTTATGACACTTGACGGTCTCAATAAAATGCGGAATATACCAGTATTTAATGTGTTTAACTATGGCAGCCATCAATACTGCACGCAGTTGAATAATTACCTTATCAAGAACTTTGGTGTTGTAATTGGTCCCGACGGTAAATTGCAGACTGTATATGGCACACGTTCCTATGCAATGTTGTTGCGTGGTTACTTAGAGGCGCCAGTATTCGAAGACTACTGGACAGATACCGAAAAGGAACAGGCCCGCGCACTGGGTTATACGAAGCTCGGCCAGATTACAATGCCGGCACGGTATGTTCTGAAGAGCGACATTGATCCCGCGCGGCGCGGTAAGTTACTTAGTCAGCGGTGGAAGTTTGAAGCACGCGATACATTGTTCGGTAAACCACGTCCAGCAACTTCTCATGGCTCTACAGTTCCTTTAGAGCACCGTCTGGTTATACCGGCGGATGATATTGTCGATCCTGTAACCGGTGCTGTCACACCGCGCGATTTGCAACTAGCACGATGGGCATACGAGTATTTAGTAGATGGTACGGCAATTCCTGCTGAATATCGGCGTGCCTTAGCAAACTTTACACGTACTGTATTCCACGAATTTACTCACGTGCTGAGTATGGTAACGCCGGTAACACTAACTACCTCCGGCAGTTACGTTAACCCGGTTGCAATTCCCGGTAATGCTGATGCAGAAGCTTTTGCTAATTTTGTATCTAATACATTAGGTTTAAGCAAATACAATTTAGCTGTAGACTTTGGCAATGTTAGTATACCGGCATACAGAATATTGAATCAGATATTATATTTCTCTGCTGCTGAGGAACGCGGAGCTCACTACGATTCATATATATTTAACGCATCAAATACGCGTAGTCAGACAAAAGAGTTTATACGCAATTACAATATCACGTCGCATTTAAGCAAAGATGGCTACGTTGTGGTATGGTATCAGAACGAGCAGCGTCACCGTGCCGTATTACCGATTGCAACAGTGGCCAGCACTGTACAAGACAACCTTTCCAAGATAGATCCGCTGTTCGAACTCGGATATTCGGTGACTGACGCAATACTTGCACTCAGCAAGCTCGATGCAAAAGAGTTATCCGCCGAAACAAAAGAACTGTTGCAGCAAGAAAACGTCACGCTTGCCGACTTCCAGCAGTTAATAACTGAAGGAAAGTTTGGTTCTAAACTCGCTGAGAATACTCTGTATAAAGCGCTTGGCCTTGATACTGCAGCACGCGATACGGCAACGCTCCGTCAAGACGTAAAAGCAAAGGGCAAAGAACTGCGAGCACTAACTGCCACTGAACGGCGCAAACTTTTCAATAAGCTTGTACTGCAAGAAAAGCAGGTTACTCCGCAATATCCCGCTTGGACGCAAGCCAAGCTGTATTCTAATAAAGCTGCCGAGCTTGTACGCAACTTGTATGATATGGTTGCAGCAGGTCTCGTGCCGGCACAAGTATTCGATCTCTTCCCGCCTGAACTTACTGAAATTATTCAGACAGGAAAAATTGCAGGTAAACCCGCGACACTTGCTGACATAAACTATATGCTTGACGCAGGTACGATCGTCAGTGAAGATGCAAAGAACGTTATCGTTCAATGCCACCCACAGTTCTTTAAGAATGAGAATATTAAGACCTGGACGCAAGCTGCAGAATTTGCAACAGTTGGTCTTGCTTATGCACTCAATCTTCCTACTGGGAAAGCATACCAAACATTGCAAGACGCGATCAATGATGGGCTTAAGCCGTTCGACGTTACTCCGTTTGAGCGTGCTGAAATTATTCGCCAAAGCGGAAATGCCGAACTTGCAAAGCAAGCTGAAGAAGCTGGTTTAGGCATCAACCCGCTTGATAAACCGAAGTATACGCTGTACAAGAATTACAATGCTAATCTTGAGAAACCTGTAAATGCGGCGCACGCTATTACGTGGATTCTTGCAAAAGATTTAGACTTTACAATACAGGCGTATGAGTGGCTCGCTCAAAGTATGGCAATGCCGTCTGGCCTTTCGCCGTCACAATCTGAGATTGCAAAGACCGGTTCGCTCGAACTCGAAACAACACATAAAGATCAAGAAGGCACGGTAAGCCAAGCGGATAGACAGACAGCTCAAGACTACGCTGCTGGTAAGTCTTCGGCGGTTGGCCGCGCAGATGCTATGTCTACTGAGTCTGCGGCGCTCGTCGATTTCGATATGTCTTATGCTAAGGATGCGAAGACTGGTGAGTACACCTTCGCGAAGTTCAAAGAATACTTAACTGAAAAGGTAAGAGATATTCTTGACGAGAATCTTGGTATTCCTGGTTTGCAAACATTCCAAGACAATATTGCCAATGCGGCTAATGAGATTAACGATCGTCTTGCAGAAGATACAGATCGTGACGTTGCCGACTGGGCAATCAATGCGGTCCAAAGAATTATCGATAAGCAAGCAGCGAAAACGAGTGCAGATAAAACGTCTAAGAAGCACGGCCTCATTACCACTCTCCGGCAAGAACTCACTGAGCTTCCTGCAAAAGTACAGGCCGGTGACGAGGACGCGGCAAAGCGACTTAAAGCGGCACAAAAGGTTGTTATCGAAAACAAAACTGCACTGATTGAACTGTACGGACAAGAGGTTTACGACGGCCTTGTGACTCTTGCAAATGCTGCTTCTTCTACTCAACAACAGAAGCATAACCTGTCGTCCAATATTTCGGTTGCACGTAAAACCACTCGCAATATACTTACAGAAGCCGGTGCAAACTCTGCGATACTCGACCGCGTTAAAGCTATGTTCGACACACTCGACAAAGAGACAGCAGGGTCGCTTGAGCAACGTTCGTGGCTTAATAGCTTCTGGGTATTGTTTAACAAGCTGCTTAAGAACAAGTTGCATCCGAAAGTAAAGGGTAGCACACTGGACAGTTGGAAAGCGCAATTCCAAAATATAATTGATTCTCGCCCAGAGGCGCTTAAGTCTGAAGCTGCTGACAAGGCTATGCTCAAACTTAGTGCACTCGCGGCATCTTTTGAAGTAAAAAAGTCTGACGTGGGTGAGGTAGTAAATCTTGACGCTCCCACAAGTTGGGATGAGGTAAAGAAGGCAATTTCCGAACCTGTCCAGAAACGTCAAGAAGTTCCCACTATGCCTCAAAGCAAAGAAGAACTTACTGCACAAATCAAGCGTGACTTCATTAAGTCGAATCCCGGTATTTCGGAAATTATGACTGAAGCAGAGATTGACAAATACGTAAACGATCAAGCAGAACTTGAACTTCTTAAACAACAAGTTAAAATACCTGATCATACGCAATCTTATGCGGCTCCGCAGAGTGCTGGAGTAATCGAAGGTACCGGCGCTACTGAAGCAGCTGATAAAGCTACCAGAGCTGCACAAACAAAGCAAGAAGTATCTGAAATTGCAAAGAAAACAAAAGAGCAACTCAAAGAAGAACTTGCTGAGAAACGCAAAATCGAAAAGGAAGCTGCTAAGCAAGAACGTAAAGCTGAGCGCGCCGCTGAGAAAAAAGAGAAAGGTCAAAAGCCGGATCGTGAAGTTAAAGCCGGTGTTAGTGCCGAGACTGATCAGAAAGGCGACTATAAGCGTGGTACTAAACTTACCCAAGACATTATCAGTTATAAGTTTAGAGACAGCGTAAACTCGCGTGTACAATTTGAACAATATTCGAAAGGCGACGCCGCATACCTACTCAATGAAAAAGAGAATGCACAAACATTTGCAGCAAGCGCTGAACAATGGCTGATCGATAACCAATCTAAAATTACGAAACTTGTAGGCGACGATAACGCTACTACTAAGTTCCTTGATTACGTTGAAAGTGATCCCCGGTTGAATAGCGAAGAGCGCACGAATATGATGCTTGCCCTGTTCCAAGTCAGATTGCAATCGCAGAACCTCTCCATCGTAGAACGCGCAAGCCAGCTTATTCGTGACAGAGTATCTAACTCCGGCCGTGTACTTTCGTTGTGGCATCAAGCCGGCGAAGGTAGTAACCCGATTCAAGCAATTCGTGTCGAGGCAATGGAGTTCATTGCAAAGAAACTTAGTAAGCCTGTATCTGAACTCACACAAAAAGAACTCGAGGACAATGGTCTTACCACTGAGGCACTGCAAGTACTCAACAGACTCGCGCCGAAAGTTCAGCAATTGCGAGCACGCAACGGGCGCGACGCAAGACGCGAGCTTGATACAATGCTCAAAGAAGTTGCTGACGTAATGTACCCGTTCTTAAAACGTACAGAGACACTCAATCCGTTTAAGCAAGGTTTGTCGCCTGATCAACGGAAAGAAGTGTGGTCTAGCCTGTATGCAAAAGTTAAAGCTTTCCGTTACCTCGCAATGCTTGGCAATATAGCTACTCTTGGCCGCAACGAAGGTGGCAACTGGGTTGCAAAAGGACTGAGCAAACTCTCGCGCGGTGTAACTGGTCTTGTAAATAAGTTGGCCGCTCGATATTCTAAAACTGGTTCGGATGCTCTTGCATATAAAGCTGGTAAGATCGATGCAACTACGCAGGCTACTATCGATACGTGGTGGTCGTCGCAATCTACCGAGCAATATATCGGTTCTCTGATAGGTGGTAGTAAGTACGACGCAGACGTTTCGACGCAATCTGTTCTTGCTTTGAAGGGTGAGGCTGCAAAGTATTATTCCTTCGGCAACGGCAAAGGCGCAATCTTCTCGCGGATCTCTCGATTAGTATATGGCGCAATGGACTCGGCAGATCGTCGGTTTGTACTCAAAGAAGTAAAGGCGATTACAAGCCAGTTGATTGCAGCTAATATGACTGCTAAAGAAATCGCCGAAATTCCGAATGCGGTCAAGTATGCTGAAGATCTGCGCAAACAGATTGCAGACGAGCAGAATCTCGAAGGAGCACTCCTTGAGAAAGCGCTTGGCGAACGACTCGCGCGCCAGCATTTCGGTGACGTCTTAAACAAGCTTAATACTTACGCTGAAATTGCAATGACGCAAGCTGCCGAAACCTACTACAAGAATACCAACAGGCTGAATGAACTGGTCAAGAACTTACCGCTCAAAGCTCAGGAAGTTATAAATATCTTTATGCCTTTCGTGAGAATGACGACTAATACGGTAATCGCAGCATACAAGTTCTCGCCGTTTGGGTTATCACGAGCAATCTATAGAATGGTGAAGTACGATCCGGGTAAGGTAACGCTGACAGAGGCTCAAAAGGCAGCAGGTCTTACAGAGGCCGCGGTCAAGGCTCAGATGCAGTTGCAATACCTCGCTGCTCAGTTTGATGTCGGTCGTGGCGTTGTCGGTTCACTTGCTTGGATTCTTGGCGCAATACTTGCTGCTCTTGGAATTGTCGGTATCGATGACGAAGAAGAGTATCTTGGCGTTACACTTAAGCTCGGCGATCTTCGCCTCAGACTTGATCAGCTCACTCCTGCTTCGCTTCCTCTCCTCTCTGGAGCTGCTCTTGTATCTGCATCGCAGAACGATAATATGATGCAAGCCGTCAATGTGATTTGCGAGGCGTCGGCTATAAACAGTATACTCAGCCCGGCTGGTGACTTAACCGACTTCAGTGGTGTTGCCAACTCGATGCAAAACTATATCTACTCGTATATCCCTACTGTATCGAAACAAATTGCAAAGATTATCGATCCGACGCAAAAATCGTTTAGCTCCAACAAATCACTTAGCGGTGCATTCAAACGGACATTCGAGAAGATCGGTGCCGGCATTCCTGGTTTGAGTTACTTGGTTCCGAACAAGATCGATCCGTACACTGGCAATGACCGAGCTGCTTATGGCAAGGGAGGCGCGGGATCAATGTTCCTGAGTACCCTCAATGCAATCTCGCCTTTGACATTGCAGTGGAGCCGGTACAGCGATATTGAGAAGGAAGCGATAAGAGTCGGTGCAACTACGACAGGCCCGAGCAATACGTTTATCGATCCGTATACGGAAGAAGAAGTGACTCTAAGTGGCGCAGAGCTTAGACAGTACCAAAAGCTGCGCGCTCAAATTGTAAACGAACTCGTAACAATACTGATTGCTTCTGATGCATACAAGGCCGCAACCCCGGCGGAGAAAAAGCGTATGCTAAAGAGAGCGTACAGTCAAGCCACAACTGAGGCTAAGCAACAGTTTTATGCGGGTTAACGTTAAAAAGAAGGCTATTTCGGTAGCCTTCTTTCATTTTAGATCGCGGTTTTGATTTAAGCGGTTAGTTTAGAGTATTAAAGTTTCGTTTTGGGCTTCGTTTTAATTTGGCGTATATATTTATACATATTCGCTTAAAATTAAAATGCGCGCTTCATATCGCTTCATTTTAATATTTGGAGGGCTTTTATATAAACAATTTAATATGTAATGAAAAATGGCCCAGTTAAGGGCCATTCTTTTATAATATGACGGGTGATTGCAATAGCTGTCTATATGCCTTTTGTAGGTACCAGCTATAGTCAAGTCCCGGTAATTGTTTGGGCACTGTGCCATTGCAGAGTGCGCAATGATCGGGCAGATCGGGTATTGCATTGCGTCTCTTCTCATCGTTCTTAAAGAGTTTGCCGGCTGAGGTATTCAGTGATGCATATACCCGATTAACGTTATTCGTCATAACCTCGCCGAGGTCTGGGTCTTCGTAGGTTACGAACTCAAACCCTCTTCCCTTGATTGTCGTGATGCAATAGTCAAGCGGTTCACCGGCTGCGATTGTTTCCTCGAGTGGTTTCTTATCTACGTAGTACGCAACAATTGCATTTTGTACAACTACGGCGTTAAGATTCTTTATCGGGTTATCGCTGTCGAACGCTGACACCCAACGGCCTTTGACTTTAATATGTCCGTCCATACCGACTTGGATATAGTTGTTAACGTCACGCTGATAGATTGCTTTGCATTCTTCGATTTTGAGCGGTATACCCGTTACCTCTACAAGGCCGTCAAGAAGTTCTTTGTAACGATCCTTGAGGCCTTCCTGTCCTTCGAATACAATACCATCGGTATTGCTTTGAATAATCTTTGCACCGAGCTGATGCAACTTGAAACACATACACGTTGTGATTAGCTGGCCGGTAATGCAAAGTGCCTGAATTCGCGGAGGGTCGTAGAGGGTAGAGAACTTAGACCGCATTGCTCCTGTAAGTACGTTCAAGATAAGTTTTGCAGACTCACGTTCTTGCTTGAGCGCCTCGGCTTCTGCAATCTTACCCTCAGCCTTTAATTGTTTGACTTGTGCAGGTATACTGCGGCAGCTTTGCAGTAACGATTTATAAAGTGCTTTGCCGGCAGTGGGCATAGAACCCGGATAATAATCGTGTTCTGTTACAATGCCGGGGTACAGGTTTGTAAAGTCTGCGTTTGCAAGATACCTTCCCGGCTTTGCCTCACAGATTAACGTATCTGTAAGAGTAGAGTGTATACCGCCGAGTCCATACTCAACCGTATTGTCGAAGAAGTTGCGTGTGGTTTTGAAGTTATCCATCGGCGTCTTGAGAAGATACTCGAGGAAGTCTGCCGGCAATGTCTCTTCGAACAATGCTTTAAGTCTGCTTGGAATCTGATAGTATATCGTCGAGCTTGGCCTTGCCTTTACGCATCCGCAGATCTTTGCGCAAAGCTTAGCTGTAGTAGATCTATAACAGTCTGCAATATCGATCGGGAAAATGTTGCGGCAATGCAACTTCGCCGCGATATAGTTCCTGCGGTATTCATATAACTTTTCAGTTGCGGCTACGTCGTGTTTGCAGTAGAAGATCGTCATTTCTTTATCTTCTGCCGTTAAGGTAGGTTTATCGAAGTCGACTTCCGTCTCTTCAATACTCATACCGATATTCGACTCGATTGCTTTCAATGATCCGGCGTGGAGGTCGTCGATCAAATCTTGGAATACAAACATACTCCAATAGCGATAATCGTTCATAGGGTACTTCGTATCATTGATTATTGCTTTAGACAGTTTGTACACCTCGTTCGGCGTCCACCCTGCAATAACCGCTCTTGCAATACGCAAGTCGTATGTTTTGATATTATAACCTATAATAATTGCATTCGTGAGAATGTGGGAAACTTCCTGTCCGAAATCAGGGTCATCGGACGATATTGCAATCGTCTCCTCCTTGTCAAGATACTTGTAACACATAAGTGTCCAAGAGGGGAAGACCTCAAAGTCGAAGAATAAAATCGGTTTACTTTCTTTTTCCATTTGCTTTTTGCTCCTTAGGTTCAAACATTGCGCGGCAGTTCATTATACCAACAGTGCATCTACCGCGTGCGGTGCAATGTTTACACTTTGAGCATTTGTTTACTTCTGGTGCTGTGCTTTCTTTGAACTGCGTACAGACATATACGTTGTCCCAGCTGCAAGCGTTGAGCCGGCAATACCGGTCATACTTGTCACCGTGAATGCAGTTTGCACAGCGAGGTTTCTTCGCCATCAGAGACCCCAGCCTCCCCCATCATACCAGTCAGGCGGGCGACGGTTTGTCCATCGCGGACACTCAGCAAGTGAATCCCAATACTCTTGCATTTGCGAACGCAAGAAGTATACACGGTCGCCATCTTGCACATTAACTGGCGTCGTCTTTGCTGCGATGCCGCGCTTATCTACGTCTGCAAGGATATTCCATATTGCACGCTCACCCGGGAATGGTTCTCCGTGCCGGCGAAACCACTCGGCAGCTAACCATTGTGCTGCAACTGCGTACCCGTAGTTTTCCTCTGTTGCCTCTTGCCGTGCTACGCAGTTTGCAAGAAACATATCAAGCGAGTCGTCATCAAGTTCAGCGGCTATCGCTTGCCAGTTGTTTTCAAAAATAAATATGTTCATAGCAACTCCTATACTAATTTATTCTGACCGTGCTTAAACGGTCTAGTTTTATTGTACGCCATTTTCTCAAGAGTTATCTTTTCAAGCTCTGGCAATGTATTTACAAGTAATGAAATAACTCGCGACAGACCTACTCCAAGCTCACCAATATACATAGGTATTGCTCCCAGTAATCTGTATGACCGATAGCAAAGTTCCGGAAAGGTAATTGAGTTACGGTCCTTCGTATAATGCTTGTCAATGAACAATGCTTCATTGAACTTCTTTGCAGTCGTGAAAGCTCTGATTATTACGTCGGCAAGTTCTTCGAGTTCGTCGCCTTTCTTCTTATTCCAAGAATCAAACGCCTCTGCAATCTCACCTCCAATCCCACACAGATACACACATATGTCATCAGATTCGCATAAACCGTGCGCATTCGCCGTCTCGTAAGCTTCTTCCGATAGCTGTTTTAGTCTTTTTTCGTCCCACATATAATTAAACCTCCAGTAAAGAATTCGTAGGAAGCGATATGACGAGCGTTTTAATTTGGCGTATATATTTATACATATTCGCTTAAAA